GGGAGGGAGAGGTAGTGTTTAAGGGTTTTGGGGTAATTTGGAGAATGTGGAGGTGTGGGGGCGCAGACGATATTTTTCTCATTCTACCACTGCTCTCACCCATACGCAACCCCTTTCCACCACCATTTCTCCTGTTTTGGACGTATTTCGTGTCTTACATACGTGCCTTAACAAAACTTCACACCTAACTGGCTTTTGTTACGAACCCGTGGTGCCTGTGACGTGACTAGAGGTCACACATCCTGTCATAATCACCAGATTCTTCAAGAACTAATTCGATAATTAAAGGCTACTGTACACTTATTATGCTATAATACAAGTGAGGGTTGACAAGGCAAGGATGCACGACTTGTACTGTTGACTTACCACTGGTGGTATAAGCGACTTCTCAGTGGTGCTCATTAGGAGAGTGGTTGATGGACTAGTGCTAGTCTTTTACCTTTGCGTTCCTCAGAGGTAACGGTTGCCACCAGCACTGACTCATCAGCCACTTTTTGTTGTTAGTGGTTTAGAGAGATTCCATTGAATGATGAGAATAATATAAACAAACAACTGACTCAGTTAGGGTGTGCAGAGCATTACGTTGAGTCAGGGGGCTGGGGGGGGTGCCAAGTTTTTGCGCCTGCATTGTGCAAATACTACGTAGGGGCTACTTGCTGTTTAGGGGTATGTGACTAGTAGTCACGTTGTTGATTTAGCAACAGTTGATTATGCAACTACTATCCTGTAAGAATCCAAACGTCTTGGTTGTTTGTGGTTACTATTAGTCACCAACCTATGGAAACCACGGAGTGGAACAAAGGAAGGTGGCGAAGCCTTCCTGAGTTTTTGGAAGGGGTTATTATAAGGGGAAACCTTTTTGAAATTAGGGTCTCCATCGTTGTTACTATTTTATATATATATAGAAATTCTAGTAACGATGATTTAGCCTATTGCGCTCCTTTTCCAGTAATGATAATCTCGGCTCATGACAACAGTAGCAACCGAGCCAGTAAAGCGGTTTTCGACAGAGTACACGGAATCACGTATGGTCTATCCCGACATGACAATGCCTCCGGAGCCAGAGTTTTTAATTAATGGCTTTTTGGAGCGAGACACACTAACACTACTGACGGCAGCTTCCGGACTCGGTAAGACGTCACTGTGTTTCATGATGGCAAAAAGCATTACTACTGGTGAGCCTTTCTTCGGTATGAATGTTGACTACAAGTCTAAGTGCGTATTCATCCAGTACGACATGAGTGTTAGGCAGCATACGGCTTACAACATACGTCACGCACCTGATTGTCCTATACCGATGATTCAGGGTGACATCATGGTCGAGATAGACGGAGAGACTAGGTATGACATGTATGACCTGACGAAGACGTCTGTCATCAATAACCTCATACAGTTCTGTCAAGACAAAGAGATTGGTGTTGTTTTCATAGACACACTCTCAGCTGCGTTTCCACACGCCAATGAAAACGACAACGGTCAGATGAGCGACATCTTGATGGGTATAAAGATGCTTCCTAAGAAGGGCATCACAACCGTCATGACGCATCACGTTTCAAAGGCTGAGTACGGCTATGGAACCACTACACGTGGAGCATCTTCGATTACGGCAGTTGTAGACGCTGAGATAAAGATGAAGGAGTCTAGCCGTAACCTAATCAGTGTCGATGCAACTAAGACGCGCTATGGGGGTACTGGTCATAAGTTCTACTGTAGATATGACAACGGACGAATCGTTATGGCTGAACGCAAGAAAGACCACTCAGTAGGCGTCAAGCGCGTCATGGAGGCTATGCGAGAGTCTGAGTTACCTATGTCCCGTAAAGACATACTGGAAGCCACGAAACTTGGTACAGCGCAGTTACAGCAAGCCCTTGAAGATGCTGTCGCCAATAACCTACTAGTGAAAAACAAAGTTAACAAGGCTGACGTATACATGCTGGCCGAAGATGAAAATACATAGGTAATTAGTTGACAAACAGTAGTTCTTCATGTATAGTGAATACATGGAAAACACTATAGACGGTCTTACAGCAGAAGAGTGGGCGCAACGGTTCCTCATTGAGTTCGTTCAGAAGGGGGTCATTGTAAAGTGACGTACGAAGAATACATCGACAGCATGATTAAGGAGAAGGGTTTGCTCCTTGTGCATCAGTTAGCCTGTGCGGGGCAGATAAAAGAGTTCACTGTTAGTGGCACACTCGTTACCTTTATCGTCGCTGACGGCTGGGAGGAGAGTTTCCGCTTTGAAGACAACCAAATCCTCCACTGGACTGAGGAGGACACATTCGTAAGTGTTGGCTGGAACGATGCCTTGAAAATCCTACTAGGTTTGAAGGATGCTAAATCAGAGGCTGAAGCAGACCCAGACACACTACTTTTTGGTCAATTAAAGGACAAAATGGTCGAAAAACCATTAGATGTTGACTAAAAACAACAAAAACGGTTACATTTGGACGGAATTGCTTATAATTCCGTCCATTTTCGTAAATGCCATTATTTAGCGTTTAAACAGCCAGCGGGGGGGGTGCAAGTTTTCGCACCTGCAATGGGCATACAGTTTGTGGAGCCTGAAACGTAATCTGTACTCCACTACGTGACTGAGCGTCATCATGGTGACTGAGCGTCACATCCTGTAAGACCTCCAGCTCTTGAAAAGTATTTACACAAAGTTCTTGACAAACTACCTAGTACCATGTATAGTGAACACATGGGAAACACTAAAGTCAAATTGACGAAGCTGAAGAAGGACGACGCAGTGAAAATCTTCGAGCACTACCACAAGCCGGAGCACTGCAACATTCTGAAGGTGCACTTTATGGTGAAGGCTACTCACGGTGAGTATCACGAGTGGGTCATCAACGAGATGCGTAACATCATGCGTGACGACTTCTTGAAGTTGCTCACCAGCGACAACGCAACGCACCGTCAGTTGTGGGAGTATGATGATTACGACGAGATGAACTTCACTCATCGTGATATATCCATCCAAATCGACTTCCCGCCAAAGGTCAAAGAATGACAACCGAGAAGAAGGCTCACTCACTTGGACTTACCATCGTGAGTGAGCTGAACTCACTGAACCCAGTAATCCTTGTTTTCAAGGGTGAGAAGTGCGTGTATGGCAGCCTTAGGAATGAGTTCATAGAATCCTTCCTTGACTCTTACGACGCCTCACACGATTATGCAGCTCCTAACAAGAGCTTACGGAAGCCTAGGCGCGCTTGACATGGGAGTGGGGAATGGCTATACTTAGTATGCCTAGGATGGTTCCCTTCCCCTTCCCATTCCCAGCCTAGGTTGGTGGACGGTTTAGTAGTGTTTTCCGTCCACCTTTTTACTCCTCCATTTCTGGGGGGTGCCAAGATTCCGCACCTGCATTGTGCAAATAATAAAACACTTGTTCAATTAAATAAACAAACAACAGAAGGCTGATGACTGCTGGTAACGTGACCCAGAGTCACCTCCTGTAAAACTCCCAAGCTGCTTACTGAATATATTTACAAATGTACTTGACAAAGTACCAGTAAGGATGTATAGTGAGTACATGGAAAACACTACAACCCCACACAAGATTGAGTACTTCTACGGGCACAAGGCCTACCGCTTCATCGTTGAGAACGACCTGATGGTTAGGCTCGCTGTGCCGAACGGTGTCACTGAGAGTCATCATCACATTGACATTTCCCGTGAGACGGCTTTGACATTCTTTCATGATGCTGGGTATGTACTTCAGTACTACTCTGATAGCCGCAACGGGATGTACAACCTCATCATCTACCCAGACTACAAGCCATAGTCTGGGTAAGGCTCCCTCCACGCTGGGGGGGGTGCGGAGTTTTCGCACCTGCATTGTGCATATATTTATAGGGAGCCGTGAGGCTCCTTTTTTCATGTGTGACGGAAAGTCACATTGTTGATTATGCAACAAACAACTGTTCACGTGACTGACAGTCACCTCCTGTAAGAGTCCAGCTAGCATCTTTGAAAATAGTTGAAATACTTGTTGACAAAGTAGCATGTATGGTGTAACATAGTGGTGTAAGAGACCAGAACGGCTAGAACAAGTTGTGTTGTTCAAATAAGGGTAGCAACCTTGGAGTGGTTAAATCCACAATCTCTTATGCGAACCTTATGGGAGACTGACACAACCTTTCTCCCGTAAGTTTATCCAAGGGGAAACGACATGAGTGCAAAGATACTGGACAACCTACCAAGAGACCGCTCACGGTACGAAATCATCAACTTCAAGACTTCGACGCCACAAAGTCTTATCGACATCAAGCATTTCGTGGATGTATACAGCGTCCGCAGCTTGCTATACACGTCAAGCGTCAAGGGGTACCAGTTCGACGGTATCACCGTCAAGGATGGCTCCTACACCGTCAAGGGGCGGATGCTCTGGGAGATGACTGTGCCTCAACTTATTGAGGTCACATTTATTCTAAAATAGTACTTGACAAAGTGTGATGTATAGTGTAACATAGTTGTGTAGGAAAGGGAACCACGATGACAAAAGTTGAAGTATCGGGAACGGACATTGAGACAGAGGTACTGACCTCTCGCACTGAGGGTATGGATGCTGAGCGCCTGACACGCTTTGCACAGTTCTGGATGAGGAACTACGTCGGCGGTGACGTTGACAATATCGTCTGTGCGCCAGACGAAGACGACTTGACAATCGTTTTCCACGACGGATGGGACGGAGAAATCATGTTCCGTGTGCTGGAAAATAGTTGAAATAGTTGTTGACATACTGTCATGTATAGTGTAAGATAGTAGTGTAGGGAAGGGAACCACAATGAACAAATATCAACTCTTAGACACGCTCCGCTTGATGAACAATCACGTGCGGGCACTCGGACAGCAGATGCGAATCTCTGACGGTCAACACAATCCAGACTTCTACTCACTCATTGAGTTCAAGGATGCGTTCTACTCTTGGTTTGAGTCAGATGACGATATCGAGTTCGTTATCATCCGCAACGGTATCCACGTTGCATCCAAGGGTTCACCCGCTTGGGAGTTCAATGAACTCGTAGCAACAATCAATATCTCGGAGGAGGAAAATTAAATGACGAATCAAGAAAAGCATGCACGACTCAGATGGGCTATGGAAAATCCAGAGCTCGCCGCCTTCGAAAGCGACGCCTTTGAAATGCTGAGTTATCTCGCACTCAAGGGAATCTTTATCGATGGTGCAACCAACAAGGATGTCTTGTTTGACATGCACAAGTTAGGTCAGAAGCTGTTCAACACGGCTGTAGACGCCCTTGAGAAGGACTCTGGAGTCACCGACTACGCGGTAGCCAGCCAGATGCTAGTAGACGTCGCATACTCAGAGGATAGCCTTCGTAATGCGTTCTACAACACGGTGCACGACAGCCAACTTGAAGAAGGCAGCCTACTAGCCCGTAAGGCTCAAATCAACTTCAGCACCAAGGCGCCAGATGACCTCAAGGCTATCTGTGACCCTCAGTGGTGGACGTTCCGAGTCCTTGACTGGTGGATGCGAATCAACGAGTTGTACAAGACGCCAGCGTTTGAGTAGGAGCCGAAAGGCTCCTTTTCTTTTTGGGTGATTACAGGTCATACACCTACTCATCTATCCTGTGATACTTCTCCGTGACTAGTTGTATCCATCATAAACAAACAACAAAATACTACTTGACAACGTTGACAATGTGCTGTAATATATAGGCATGAACACTACACAAGTTACCTACGGTACCGCCGAGTACATCCGCTTCCACGTCAACGAGCAAGCACCAGAGTACATGTTTCACCCTTGCTGTGAGGGGCATAATGGATGCTCTGCTAACCACCGTGAAGGTGGACCGTGCATTGCACAGCTTGAAGCGGACTGTGACCACACCGTCAACGTTCTCCAAGCCGCATACATCATCGACAAAATCCTTGTAGAGGTAGATGCTTACACCGAAGAGGTGTAGGCTCTGCCGGGGGGCGGGGGGGGTGCAAAGACTCGTACCTGCATTGTGCAACCACTAGGCTACGTCTGGTGGTTTTCTTTTTGCTTTGGACGTGACGGATAGTCACTATGGTGACGGATAGTCACATCGGAGTCGAACCTGTAAAGATACCCGTGACCAAACGTCACCATACCTATCACTGGTAAACGTGCAAAAAATAGTCAAAATAGTTGTTGACAAAGTCTAATCTATGCCTTATTATGTATGTGTAGGAAGGAACTGACCTAGCCTACTGAGGGAACCAAAATGACTGAATTGCAGACTCGTTTGATAGAAGTGGTAATCGCCGATAGCCCGTACGAAACGGCAGAGCAACTTCAAGGTGACAACCATTCTTGGTTTGGTGCGTGTATGGTGTCTGAGGTGACCGGCTGGAGTGCCGAGAAGACCGGCGGTGTTATCTCTGGCGCACAAGAGGCTGGACTAGTCGGCTACGAACCAGACATGAAAAAGTACGGCTGGTACCTCACAGAGAAGGCTCTAGAGCTCGCTGTAGAGAAGGGGATGTAATCCAAGCCGGGAGAAATCCCGGCTTTTTCTTTGCTCTGGTATGTGACTGACAGACATCATGGTGACTCTGGGTCACATCCCACCTTTACAGGCTTGACTGTACGTCACCTATCCTGCTAACACTCTTTTGTTGTTGATTATGCAAGTAAAAAATAGTTGAAATAGTTATTGACAAAGTCTATTTTATGGGCTAACATATAGTCATGGAAAACACTACACTCACAACGAAAGTTGTCTTCATGCTCACAACGAGCACGTACCCGACTCCTCTTATCATCGATGTCATGGATGTAGACGTAGCATGGCATACCCGTATGGATACCTACGCTAGTCAATACGCATCCGAAAACGGCTATGTGTTGCAGAACTGGTCGGAGAAGAATTACGGTCGTGCTATCGACTTTCAAGTCAAGCACATCAAGTCTAGTATCATTGAAAAATGGACTATCCAACGCTCACAACCGGCTCATTTCCACGGTGATGCTCAGTTGAATGACACATCACGAAAGTGTTTACAAGCGACGGAAATATAGGAATCCGTCGGTGGTGCGACGGTAGAGAAAGCCGGTAGGTCTACAGCCTACCGGCTCTTTTGCTTTCCTTGTGGCAGGTTAGTATGCTGGTAGCAGCTCCTGCTAAAAGTGCTTTGAAAATACTTCAAAAACTCCTTGACATAGTATACAAAGTGCTGTAAGATATAGACATGGAAAACACTACACAAACCCAACCGTTGACAATGGCAGAGTACACAGCAGAGCGTGAAAACATCGCTGTGGATGCCGTAGGCGAAATGTACCTCTTGCTGTGCAGAGCAAGCGTAAACAAGGAAATCCAACGGGATGAGATGCTTGACGCTCTTGTCGCCACATGGAACCGCTACACAAAGCGGTCGGATGACTTGTACGAAAAGGCAACGGGTCACAAAGACATTTATGAGACTTATTTTCAAAATAGTTGAAAAAAGACTTGACACATTGACAAAGTAAGGGTAATATATAGACATGGAAAACACTACTACCGACTACACGCAAAAGCGTCTAACAGTCGCAACGCACCACGCATTCAATGTTTCATACGTCGTAAATGACGTTGAATTCGACGACACAGTAAGCAAGGCGGAACTAATCCGCAAGCTACGTGAAGAGTTCCGGAAGTACACGGAAGCAAACGACAGACTCTTTAACCAAGTAGTCAAAGAGTTCAACGAAGGGTTATAGGAGGAGGAGCCGAGAGGCTCCTTTTTCTTTGCCTGATGGCAGGATATCAGCTTACTATGGCAGCCTGTAAAGCCGTCGTAGCTCGTTGATTAGTCAACTAACATTCTTTATTTATTTTTGGTAATTCATTTGCACATTGTCAACGTATGCTGTATATTAATAGTGTAGGAAGGAACAAGCCTAGCCTACTAAGGGAACCGACAATGAGTGGATACAACGGATGGAAGAACTGGGACACATGGCATGTATCGCTGAACTTCGGCGAGAGCCTCCTAGACATCGCCAATGAAGCCGGAGCCGATATGGAGCCGGACACCGCCGAAGAGCTCGTAGCCGAGTGGATAGGCACCGCCGGTAATGATTACGCTCAGTGGCTCATAAACGACCACCTAGAGCAAGTGGATTGGCGGGAAATCGTCAAGCACATCAACGACGACCGGGAGAAGAGCGAAGAGGAGGAAGCGGAGTAGTGAGGAGGAGCCGAGAGGCTCCTCCTTTTTTTGCCTACCTACAGGCTGTGTGACCACTAGTCACATCCTGCCGCCTATGTTGTTTGTTGACTATGCAACTAAAAATACTTCATCTATTTTCTTGACATTGTCTACAGTATGGGATATATTAGTGATGTAGGAAGGAAGAAGCCTAGCCTACAGAGGGAACCGAAAACACTATGGAGTTCACAATCACGGGAAGCGTTAGCATCAACTTCCAGATGCACGGGACATTGACGGAGTCGCACCTTGAGTGCATCAAAAATGAGTTGGGTATCGACTTGGTGAATACCGCCGTCGAAGACCTCAACGCTGTGCATATCTCTGCACTTCGCCACTGGTTTGAAGTCGCTGTGCAAGAAAACACCAACGATATCATCGTGGATGAAGTCTGCAACGACCCGTATCTTGACACGATGATTGTCGGATACGCTGACTTACTAGCCAAACGCTAGTATCTGATGTCCCTATGGTTTTCGTGGTGTTTACCATAGGGATGATAGTGGATGCTAACCCGCTCATAGTTAGCATCCACTCTTTTAGCCTCTAGATTTGGCAAATGTGAGCCTACACGATATAACCTTTATAAGCCTAGAGCATCGCAGCTCGGCGAACGATTGTCGGTTGGTTCCCGACTGGAGGAGGAGGTAGAGAAATCTACCTCCTTTTTCTCTATCTGAACTACTACAGGCTGCCACAGCTGTCCCTGAACCGACTGAAAATATATCTACAAAAACAACTAAAGCCTATTGACAATGTGTCTGTTATGGGCTAATATATAGGCATGGAAAACACTACTACCCAGAGCCGAACGATTACAGTCGGCGACATCATCATGTGGCGTGGTTGCTTCGGTATGGAACCGGAACGCCGTGCCGTGGTAATCGAAATCGAAGCCACTGGCCAACAGCGAGCCAAGGATGGTTTGAAGGTCAATAGGGTGAATCTAGCTGAGCAGCTCGCTGTGTTCACTATAAAGGTCGTTGATGGACCACACACTAGCGGACTCCGTTGGTGCTACTCGGACCAAGTTATCGAAGTGATTGGATAGGAGGAGGAGCCGAAAGGCTCCTTTTTCTTTACCTCCTTACAGGCTGCCTTATTCACTGAATAACCTGTTATCGCCGTACAGTGAATAATTAACTAAAATAGTTCTTGCAATGTTGACAATCTATGGTAATATATAGTCATGGAAAACACTACAGCACGATTCTTAGTAATCGAAATCTTCGAAGGCACTCCCGGCGAAATCGGATACGGTCAACCACTTAAGGTTGTCGGTTCCGTAGACGCTAACACAAATGAGGAACTTGAGGCATGTGTGCACGAATACCTCTCACGGTATGGCATGACATACGACCCGATGTTTGAAGGGTCACTCTACGGCGATGTGTCGCTAACCGTGCGACTTGACAATAATGAGGAGTATTCCTACACGGTACTTGAACTGTAGGCTCCCCGTTGGGGGGAGGGGGGGCGAAGACACACGCCTTGCATTGTGCAAAGCCTAGGTGGAATCCTAGGCTTTTTTGTTGTTGATGGATGTGACGGACAGCCATCATGGTGACCAGAAGTCACATTGGCAGGACTTATGAGTAGGCTCCGAGCCTGTCAACTTCTGCTTGAAAATAAATGTTCCAGAATGCTGGCATACTTTGTCAACTATGGTACTATTAGGTATGGAAAACACTAACAACCCGCTGAACATCAGCGAAGAAACTCGTAATGAATACGCTTGCATCGCATCTTACATCCAAGCCTTCGAAGGCTTTGTGCAATATCGCACCACGATGATGCTTGGTGGCTTCTTGGATGCAGTGCTAAGAAATGACCTAATGGATGCCATGAATCGTGCGGATAGATGGAGTGCTACGAACCTCCACATCATCTGCAAGTTTCTCTACAACCACGGCGGCGTAATCCGTTCAACCTTCGACGAAGTCAAGTAGACAACTAAAAAGGAGCATCCTAGGATGCTCCTTTTCTCCATGGAACGGTAGTTGTTATGATGCTCGGACAACTGGAGTATCATCCGGCTACTCAGTGTAACAGGAGCTGTGACCTCTAGCCAATCCTGTGAACAAAATTTAGTTGCTAAATCAAATACAAACAACTAATAAGTAAATGCTAAAAATAAACCTTGCACTTTGTCTACGTAGGCTGTAATATTATAGTGTAGGTAGGAAACAGCCTAATCTACTAAGGGAACCAAAATGAGCAACTACAACGGTTGGACGAACTACGAAACGTGGAACTGTTCACTCCACATCATGGATGTATTCATCGGTGAAGACTCCAAGGTATCGGCAGATGAAGTGGAAAATATGGTGCGTGACTTGGCACCGGCTGGAGTGGAGGCGGGTTCACTCTACAATGACATCATTGAAACCTACATCAGTGCTGTAGACTTCGAAGAAATCGCCGCCGCGATAAACGAAGCGAACGAAATCGAAGACGAAGACGAAGGGTAGGAGGAGGAGCCGAAAGGCTCCTTTTTTTTGTCCGGCTTACAGGCTGCCATACTGAGTGGTAGTCCTGCCATCAAGTCAAAGGTAGTTGCATATTCAAATATTACCTAATAACTAAATACTTCTTGACTTTGTCTACTAGGTGGTGTATATTGTAGATGTAGATAGGAATCAGCCTAATCTACAAGGGGAACCAAAATGACAGTACGATTTGAGTTGACGGACACGTTTGGTGGTCAAGCCAACTACAGTTGGGTGAAGCGTGGTGAGTTTGAAATGGCATCCGATGCCACTCAGTCGCAAATCATGCGACGTGTCAAAGCCGAGCTGGATTTGACGAATCACCGATGCCGCGTGGAAAATACCGGCGACATGCTGGTAATCAAGCCTAGTGGCATGCTGGTAGTCGGTTTCGTAACGTTCGAATAGAGCGTTATCCCGATAAGTGGATGGAAGCACGGCGAATCGCTTCCATCCACTTTTTTGTGCCTTGTGACAGGCTTAGTGACTGTGAGTCACTCCTGCCACTTCCGTTGTAGTTGCATAATCAACTGAAAAATAGTTTGTCTATTTTCTTGACATTGTAAACGGCATGGTGTATATTATTGATGTAGGAAGGGAACCGATATGAAGTTTTATTATTTGAGCCGGGAAGTAATCATCGATGGACTCACTGAAGGTTATGTATTTGCATACCTTAACGTGTATCCAAAGCCAGAGGGATTTGAGTATGACTCCAATGAGCGAAATGACTATTTCATCATTCATGCAGAATTGAATGCAGAGTGTGTGCCTACCATCTATGTGGATGGTGAAGCGGTAGATTCACTCATTGACTCGAATTACTTTGACAAATTTGAGTTTGCTGGCAGAATCGGCAGACAGACAAAAATGTCCCGTGCTATCTTAGGCGAATACGAAGATGCACAGTGGAGGGTAAACCTTGACGCCGAACACGATGCACGTGGTACCGCCAATGCAACGGCTGGCATCTTCCGGCCATCGTATTGAATAGCCTCCACAAGCCTCTAGATGCCGAATCTAGAGGCTTTTTCATGCATGACGGGACTTTGTTCACCAAGCTCGTAAACCTAGCGTATAGCCTAGGAATGACGGTAGGAGTTAGCCTCTACCCTTACAGGAACCGTCGTAGGGTCACTTTGTTCACCGATGGTAGAGCTGTGTATACCGGAGTGGATTACAAGCAACTCATGAAGTGGCTTGAACAGGAGTGGCTGCCTATGATAGACCCTGCCTACCGGACGCCTGAAAAATAGTTTACATATTTCCTTGACACATTGACAAAGTATGGTAATATATATGTGAAGGAAGGGTACAAAGAAATGCCAACAGTGAAGGTTCCAAATCGTGACGGTCTCGGTTATACCGAATACTACGTCAATATGTCCGCAGAGCGTGATAATGCATCCGTTCTCGTGATGGATGCGGATGAGACTATGGAAATTTACTACGCTGATACCGAAGGCGTGACATCCGATATCGACTTTGGGTTCTACAAGTGGGATGCACGTGACATCGCAAAGTATGTTCACGAAATGGTAGAGACCGGACAAATCACTCACGGGAATACCTCTCTCTCTCGTAGAGGGGGGGTGCAACCCAGACGACCTGCAATGAGCAAGCCTAGGTAGAACGCCTAGGCTTTTTTTGTGTTCTACATACGTGACGGATAGTCATCATGGTGACGGATAGTCACATCCCAGTGGCAGGACTGTACCTAGGTTCACTTTCCTGCTAAGGTTGGTCGTTGCATATGCAAGTAAAAATAGTTCATCTATTTTCTTGACTTTGTCTACTAGTATGGTAATATTAGTGTATGGAAAACACTACCGCTAACCCAGTAGGCTGGGACGTCGTAGACACCGCTAGTGATAGCACCACCGTAGCCGTAGCCGTAGCCGTCGAAAGCGAGCCGGTTCACATCGGTTACAAACTCGGTAGCATTATGGCAATCGCTGAGATGTCAATAATGGCAATGCTCAGTAGTAATGACCCTAATACCGTCAGTCGTGGCGAGTACTTTGAAGGTAGGTTCAAAGACGCATGCAACCTCAAAGTAGACTACAGTCGCTTCTAAGGTGTGAGCCGGGAGAAATCCCGGCTACACTTCACAAGGGGGAAACAGATGGAAATCGACGAAATCATAAAAACACTTACATGGGAAAAACTATCCCTTGAATGCTACTGTAAGACCAGTACGGCTCGGTACAAGGAAGTGTGCCGGATACTCGATGCGGCGATAAGGACCAAGGGAGCTTAGGCTCCCTTTTTCTTTGCCTAGTGACAGGCTGCCATGCGTGGTGTAGCTCCTGCCATCATCTGTACTTTGTTGCATAAACAACAAAAATACTTTGTATATTTACTTGACTTTGTCTACTAGTATGGTAATATATAGGTGTAGGAAGGAAGCAAGCCTAGCCTATAAAGGGAACCGAAATGACACAAACTTACTACGACAACAAAATCACTTTCCCAAATGGATACACGATATCCATCATCTGCAAACCGGGAGTATCGTACGGTGCGGAAACCGGACTTTTCGAAATCGCTGTGATGCACAATGGAGAAATCCTAAATGATGTGCACGGGCACCTTTCATTCGCTCAGGTAGCAGAGTGGGTAGATAAAGTAAGAGCGATGTAGAGGAGGAGCCGAAAGGCTCCTTTTTTTATGCCTTACGACAGGCTCCACTATAGGTATCCCATCCTGCCGTCCCGGTGAAGATAGTTGATTATGCAACTAAAATAGTTCATCTATTTACTTGACATTGTATACGTGGCATGGTATATTATTAGTGTAGGAAAGGGATAGGGAACCGAAATGACAGAACAACAAAGAGCGGAATTGGGAGCGTTGTACAAAGCGTTGTGTGAAAGCAGCCACGCACCTTTTATGGCATACATGAAAGCCAAGGATAAGTCCGATACGGTGCAACTATGCTACACGGCGTATGAAAGTGCACTTGGCGCTTTGATGAACGTGATAGACCGTGAGCTGTTTAATGACACGCTCACAAAGTTGAAAGAGGAGGAGGCAAGTGCAGAGTAGAGCCGAAAGGCTCTTTTTTTATGCCTACTAGCAGGACTACTAGTAGGTAGCGACTCCTGCTGCTTATGCATTCTGAAAATAGTTCGTATATTCTCTTGCATTATTGACAAAGTCTGATAAGATATAGGCATGGAAAACACTACACCAACAACAAACGAGCAACGGCTTTTCACTCACGTCAATGAGGCGTGTGAGACGGCATGGCAAATCTACCGTAAGTTAGAGCCAAAGGATTCTGCACTTCGCACGGCGTTCGCTGAATTTGATAACGCTGTTGGTCAACTAATGGATGTCTTAGAGCAAAAATTTACCGCTGTGGAGGTGAAGCCAACAAAGTAGGAGGAGAGCCGAAAGGCTCTCTTTTTTTGTCTGGATGACAGGATAGATAGGCTGAAAATAGTTTGTATATTCCCTTGACTTTGTCAATATACGTGGTATTATTATAGTGTAGGAAGGGATAGGGGAAAAATGATAATCATAGAAGATTTGTCAAGGTTAGTATCGTTCACCGGGATATCTGGAATCGGTTTGTTGGCTTTGTTGTTTGCAGCGATGCATCGCAAGGACAGAGCGTATCTCGGAGTCGCTGTGCTACTAATCTACGTTGGAACCTTAATCCCTAGGATTTTCTAGGTTGGTTCCCTAGAATGAAAGCCGGGAGAAATCCCGGCTTTCCCTTTGCCTGATGACAGGCTCGATACTGAGTAGTAAGTCCTGTCGTTGCGGATTCAACTATTACCTAATAACTAAATACTTCTTGACATTGTAACCGTGTCAATGTATATTGTTGATGTAGGAAAGAGGGAACCAAGTTATGATGACAGAATGGAACCGGTTTGATATCTGCGAAGCGTATTACACGTTCGCTTGTGATTGGCACGGTGGTGTCAATTGCCCTATCTACCGTGTATTCGGTAGGTTGCAACGGATGCAGTTTCGCATCTCACCACTTCACAGAGGGTATGAATCACTCACTGAAAACGGTCAGGAAATCTACGATGCACTCTGTGTCAAGCACGGAAACATCAACATAGATTAGTCACTCAATGAGCCGGTAGAGATACCGGCTCTATCTTTGAAAGGGAACCAAATGAAAACAATTAAACTTACCTCCACAGAGCTCCAGAATGCCCGTACAGCCGTGAAATCACGGATACCGGCTAGTGACCGCCCGTGGCAGAAATCGATGACGTATGACAACAAACGTGAGTACAGCCGGAAAGCAAAGCACAAAGGAAAGGAGGATTGAGCCGGATGGCAGGACTACTGAGTGGTAGCAACTCCTGTCGTTGCGGATTCAACTATTATCTAATAACTAAATACTTCTTGACTTTGTCTACCAGTATGGTATTATTCTAGTGTAGCCAAGTGCTATAAAGGGAACCACGAAAATGACTTGGGAAGAATTTCTAGACTCGCTCGAATTGTCCGGTGCTAATGTCACGATGACCGGCAGCGAAGAACGCTCATTCCGCCGATTGGGTTGCGATTGTTGCAACGATGGATTAGGGAACGATGTGTACGACTGTGTACTACACAAGCACGATTACACCGGTGAAGTGGTACGAACCGAAGAAGTTAGCATATGTGCTGAGTGTCTGTGTATCTTCCACTACGGTGAATAGGCGAAAGCCGGGAGAAATCCCGGCTCTTTTTATGCCTCATGACAGGCTGCCATACTAGGTGTTAGTCCTGCCAAGCCTTACATCTATTTGAATAATCAAACAACAAAATACGAAATAGTTTGCAATATCGCTTGACATTGTCAATAGGTATGGTATTATTAGTGTGTGGATAGGAAACAACCTAATCCACTTCGGAGGGGAACCATGCAGACTCGCTTTATCAATCTCACTCCACACGCAATCCGTGTGGTATCGCCAAATGGCAATATCATCCACACATTCCCAGCAAATGGGCGTGTGGCACGTGTCGAAACCCAAGAGGTGCAGACTGCACTTGTGAACGGGAAAATCCCCGTATTCGGTGTAGCATACGGTGATATCACCGGACTTCCTGAACCAATCAAGGGGACTCGGTATATTGTGTCGGGACTCGTGAAAGCAGCCGCTTCACATAGAATCGACCTTGTGAGTCCACACGGACTCGTACGGGACTCCACGGGAGCCGTTATCGGATGTCTTGGACTCGCAGTCTAGGACATCCACCAGCCGGTAGAAATACCGGCTCTTTTTATGTCTCATGACAGGCTGTCATGCTCGGTGCTACTCCTGCCAAGCCTCACCCTTGCATAAAATAGTTCTTGCAGTATTGACAAAGTGTGATAAGATATAGACATGGAAAACACTACACTTCATTTCGACTTCGTCGGTCGTGGTGACGAACGGCTTGAGTCGCTCGTTTCCCTTCGCTTCAACATTGAGGACGAAGTGACCCGTAATTTCAAAATGGTACTAGCGAAGCAAATGCTTCAAAGTGTCATTGGAAAGCACTCGGCAGATTACTCTGACTTTAGAGTGGACGTGGTTATTGAGCGTCCATGGTGCACTGAGCCGGTGCTACAAATCTGTGAAGCCGACATCTTCATGCAGTTGGATGAGGAGGTTTTACCCTTCTAATAACTCAAGCCGGGAGAAATCCCGGCTATCTTTTGCTTTATCACAGGCTGCTATACCTATCGACATTCCTGCCATTCCCGTTGTTTGTTGATTATGCAACTAAAATACTTTGTCTATTTTCTTGACATTGTCTACGTGCAATGATATATTAATAGTGTAGGAAAGAGGGAACCAAATGGACGAAGAATGGATGTTGGAATCGAATATCGCACCGTGGCTGGATGCTGAGATGATGACGGGTGATATGGATGATGATTGCTACGGTGCGGAGCCTAGCACCATGCAGTGCACACAGTGCGGTGACTGGGTTTGGGAGGATGATTGGATAGCAGATGAAGATATCTGCAACGACTGCGCAACGTGCAACGAAGCGTAGTCACCAGCCGGGAGAAATCCCGGCTTTCCTTTTTCCAGCTCAGGGGGAGGGGGGGGGTGCCACACAGACCACCTGTATAGGGCATATTCACATAGTGATGGCTGGTCACCGTGACTGATAGTCACCAACGTGACGCTGAGTCACACGTGACTGCTGGTCACATCGACAGGCTTGGCAGTAGGCTGATTGTCCTGCCTAAATCTCGCTGAAAAATAGTTTTGAAATTGAGTGAATAATAGTGTGCACGTATACAAACTATGGTAATATTTAGGTGAGGGAACCAATATGAAAACAATCGCAACACTAGTGAGCATCAAGCATCCAACGTACGAAATTTACATTGACGAATTGCCGGGTAGCAAGCCGGAATATGCAAAGGTATACGAAACAAAAGCGACCACGGCTATTAATCGGTACCGTAAGACCGGTGAGCGGACTCACTTTATGACATTTGAACATCACCGCTGGTGCATCACGGTAATGGATGAGTGCGTTTTGATGGACAACATTCACCACACATCAGTTTACATAACTTATTGATTAGTGAACTAACTCGGAGAAATCCGAGTTTTCTTTTGCCTAGCGACAGGCTGTACACCTACTCAGCAGTCCTGCCACTCTTCTACAGATAGTTGCATATTCAATAGTTATTCTCTAACAACAAAATACATTTGCAACGTATACAAAGTGATGGTAAATTAGATGCATGGGAACCAAACACATGCAACATTCCGAGTACCAGCGGTACGCGGCTACACTGTCGAATCACTCGCTCAATTACATAATCGCTGATTGCCAGCAAGTAATCGAGCTCCAACCGTGGAATAGTAATACCGGTTACTACTCCGACGAAATGCACTACTGCAATGCAGAGCTGCGGTACCGCTCAGAGCCGAGAAATGCCCCAACGTGGAGGAAACGGATAGGTTTCAAGTAGAAACCTATCCTAGTCAAGCCGGTAGAAATACCGGCTCTTTTCTTGCCTACTAGCAGGACTCATGACTACCCGTCTATCCTGCCGCTGCCAGTTGTTTGATTATGCAACAAAACTATTTCACGTAAATGCAAAATAGTTGTTGACATTCTCCCATTTATGGCATAAGATATAGACATGGAAAACACTACACACGGTTGGGACTCCGTAGACACGTCCTCCGACTCCGTTGCATCCGTTATCGCTCGCATGCATGCTGTGCCAAGCTCTGATTTGTCCGATGCGCTGCATGCACTGGAAATCATGATAGATGGTATCCGTGATGCACAAACGCCAAACGAAATTGCATCACTCAAAATGCAAGCTTTCATGGTCCGCTGTGAGTACTTGGAGCCTATGCAGCGAGCTGTCGCAGCCTATCGCAGTATCTAGTAGGCAACTGCTAGCAGCCGGGAGAAATCCCGGCTTTTTCTTTTTCGTTTTCTCACAGGTGAGGCTGGAAGCAAAATATCCTGCCACCAGAATGTCCAGACATTTACTTGGAAATATATTGACTTTGTATACCAGACATGTTATTATATTGATGTAGCGAAATGCTACGGAGGGAACCAAAAATGACTTGGGAAGAAATGTTGGATTCGCTTGAGATGTCCGGTGCAAATGTCACCATGACAAATAGTGAAGAAAAAACCTTTACACGTATGGGTTGCGACTGCTGTAATAATGGACTCGCAAATGACGTGTATGAGTGCATCCTTCATAAGCACGATTACAAGGGTGAAGTCGTACGTACGGAGGAGATAAACCTCTGTGCTGATTGCGTGTACGATTTTCATTATTGAAAAATTTCACCGGGGCGGGGGGGAGGGGGGGGGCGGAGACCGCCTCCCTGCACTGTGCAGAAACCGCCAATTACGACTTTTGAGCTTTTTCTCGGTTTCGACGTGACCAAAAGTCACATTCTTGATTTCGCAACAAAAACCGACTACAGGATAATTTGCCGTTTGTTGATTATGCAACAGTTCGCAAGTAATACGTAAATAAATGTGCGATATGTTGACAATCTTGTATAATGATAGGCATGGGAACCAAAGAAACCACCACCACCGACATCGACTATAGTCGTGTCATGTCACCATTCGCATTTGGCGTTTTCACCGTACTACTCGGAGCATTTGTGCTCGGTTTCACCGGTGGCATCGTAACGTTCATCGTGCTAGTGACGCGTCACTACATGGGTTTATAGGAAAGGATAGGACAATGATAAAGCACATCAAGATTTTGTTGAATCCGGACGCTGACACCGTCAAGGAAATGATTCCACACTACATCGTTGCAATGACGGGATTGGCGTTCATTCTAGTGATGATGGCAATCAAAATCGCTACTGGTGCATAACCGGTAGCACATCGTAGTATCCAACCGGTTGGACATCCAACCGGTTTTTCTATGCCTGATGGCAGGTTCGACCACGTAGAGCCGTTCCTGCTAACTCCGCCGGTAGTTGATTATGCAACGGAATACCCTTATGCAGTAATAACTAAATAAATGTGCGATATGTTGACAATCTGGTAAAATATTGGCATGGCAATCGTGCCATCCAGTAACGAAGGGAACCGCCCAAAATGAAGTCACTTATCCTCTCTCTCATCAACAAAGCACATAGCACATCCGGCTATGTCTATGCCGAAATTGGCTACAAAGACACGGCAAATAACATCGTGAGCCAATGTCCAGCACTCGAATTCAAGAGTGCATTTCTGGCATCAAATGATGCATCTAGCGTCAAATTCCACGATGTGAATGTGCTTGCATATCACATCCTTACCGATGTGCTTGAAAATGAAATCAATCACATCGAAATCACCACATCGCCAATGAGTGACACGCTTGAATGCGATGTCTACTTTGGTGGCATGTGGTACGAAATCGTTGCCACCATAATAGATGCCGACTAGTCGGCATCCATCGTAGTACCCAAACCGGTTGGACATCCAACCGGTTTCTTTTATGCCACCTCACAGGCTCCACTGCTGGCAGCTGTTCCTGCTATCCACCACGTGACTGATAGTCACCATAGTGACAAATAGTCACCATACCTATCACTGGTAAACGAGCTAAAAATAGTCGGTTTATTTTTCTTGGCTCCACCGTATTTACCCTTGTATACGTGACAATCTGATATACTAATGCCGTGCAACCCCAAACCACCAAAGCCGAAGTCATGAACCTTGCCCTTATTGTGTCAAGTGTATTCGCCTTCGCAATCATCGTCGCTGTTATCGTCACCCTTGGCAATCTAGTCAAGTAATCGTAAAGGGAACCAATATGAACACCACCACCACCACCACCACCACCGATGCCATGGCATCCATCCGCATTGACATCCTTATGTCACGTACGTCCGATATGACGTATGACACGTTCACCGGTATGGTGGATGCGAAAATCATCCGTACCAAGGGTGGTACTGAAGTATGGAGCGTGACGCTCCAAAGCGGACGCACCGTCAAGGTAATCGCACAAACGGATGTAGACTTGGATTTCTAATCCATATCCTTGGTTGCATCCAACCGGTTGGAGAAATCCAACCGGTTTACTTATGTCATGACATCGTTGCAAAATCAAACAAACAACCGACATGGCAGGACTTTTTCGTTGGTGTAAATGTAGTTGATTATGCAACTATTGATTTCGCAACTACTTTCCTGTGAACTGCGGATGTGACCAAACGTCACCATGGTGAAAATGTTATGCACTATTTACAATATATTACGTAAAAGAATGAGCGATACGTTGACAATCTGGTAAAATAATACCGTAGGCAATCGTGCTTACACAGTAACGAAAATGGGAACCAAACCAATGAAGCAAATCATCATCCACACACTCATGACGGCAATCGAAGTCGGTGCACGTATCGTGCAATCCGATACTGACTCTGAATGGGAGGTGACCCGTCGTGACGTTACCGGACGTGACGTTATCCGTGAGATTATGAACCTTCGTGAATCCTACGACCTATCAACGGGTAGAAATCGCGAATATACGCCTATAACAGTAGGCAATGCCGTTGACATCATTATGAACGCTAGCGACATAACGATGCACTCATTTGAGTATGGCATACAAAGTATTGAGTGTGTTACGTGTGAAGGTACTGGTACCTATATACACCTTCACTAGTGTATACATCGTAGGCATCAAACCGGTTGGATTTCCAACCGGTTTTTCTTTGTCATGACATCGTTGCATAATCAACTACCAGCCACCACCACAGGATAATTGGGTAGTTGCAAAATTAGTTGATTAATCAACTATTGATTCCGCAACTACTTTCCTGTCAACCGGCATGTGACGAATAGTCACCATACGAACAATCGTTTGCCATCCCGTTTTTGCTATCGCTTGAAATTCGCCTAAATGGAGCCGTTTTTACACCAAACCGATAAGTTATGCCATAACGTATACAAAGTGCCTAGAATCGCCAAATTTGAACCTATAGGGGCATTTGTCAAATGCTATACGTTATAGGTAAACAGATGCCGTTTTGCTGTTTTAGGATAGGGAAAAAATAGTTTAGGTAAATACTTGCACTCTATTGACAATGTGGTAACTTGTCGGTGTAGAAATCGTTCTGCACTGAATCAAAAGGAAAAACGAAAATGATAAAGCACATCAAGATACTCATGAAGCCGGACGCAGACACCCTCAATGAAATGGTTCCACACTACATCGCTACGATGTGTGGAATTATCTTTGTACTCATGATGTTAATCGTGAAGGTCGCAACCGGGGCATAATCGCAGAAATCGTTCTGCACTAACAATAGGGAACCAAAACAATGACAAAGCAAATGGAAATCAGTATCGCCGAAAACCTCACCCGTGAGGCATCCTTGAACAAAGCAAGGATAGAAATCTTTTATAGCCGTGAATTCGCTTTGGATGAAATCCATCCAAACCTTATTTCCGCTAAACTTATCCGAGTCTGGGGACTCAATGAAGTCTGGGAATTGACCGACTTCAACAATAAAACCTATCGTGTGAAGGTGTGGAACCAGACGGACTACATCGCCGACTAATCCACATCGTAGTACCCAAACCGGTTGGACATCCAACCGGTTTTTCTTTATCACTGGCATGTGACTAATAGTCACACCGAGCTGCCACCACAGGATATTTAGGTAGGTTGCAAAAGTAGTTGATTTAGCAACAGTTGATTATGCAACTACCGTCCTGCCAAAATCCTATGTGACTATACGTCACCACCATGGTGACTGTCAGTAACATTTGTACATTGTATACCGGCTTGAAAATAGTCGGTTTATTTTCTTGCAGTACGTATACAAAGTGGTAACATCGGTATGTAGAAATCGTTCTACACTGACTCTGAAGGGAACCTATCATGACAGCAAATCAACTCATCCAGAACGCAATCGCAATGACTCAAATCCGCCCTAATGGCAATTGGACGGATGGCAAATTCCAACATCGTTTCTATCGTACTGAAGTTGTCAAGTACTTTGACGTTGTCGAAATGGATGAGTACTCATCCACTGTTATCTATGGTGATAACGTTACTACCACTAGTGGTAAATCCGCTGACATGGCATCGTGGTTAATGTGCTGTGCATACTCTGGATGCATCACACATCACGAAATGACGGTAACCGCTGGTAAATCCGGTGAACCTACCACTGTTAGTATGTGTTTTGAAATCAAGTTGGATGACGGTACTGAAAGTTTCCTAGACTTTCACGGGTCATTTGTACCGGTAGGATAAAACCTACCACCACCACGTAGTAATAAACCGGATGAGAAATCATCCGGTTTTGTTTTGTCTACATGGCATCTATTTTGCCTAAATACGCTACATTTGGTACATATTGGATAAAGTATCCACAACGTATACAAAGTGCCTAGAATCGCCAAATTTGAACCTACAGAGGCATTCCCTAATTCATCCCTAGATATAGATTTGTATATGCAGCATATCTTTGCATAATCAACTACTCACCCACCACCACAGGACTGCTGAGTTAGGCTATTACCAGCAAACAGCATGACGGTGGCAGTCTGGTCCTGCTAATAGTTGTTTGCTACCTTTGCTTTGAACTCATCGATGGCAGCCTCTATGTCTTCCATGGGTATGTCATCACGGAAGTCTAGTACTGGTGAGTGACCACTAAGCAAGTGTAGTACGTCTGCTCGTACACCTAACGCCTTGGCTAGTGGCTCTGCTGTTTGGTTACCACAGTTACGTAACCCGGTCTCAAGCATGCATATCCAGCCAGAGTCTTGACCAGCGGCACGAGCTAATTCTTTTTGTGTTAGCCCTAGTTCTTTACGTCGTCTCTTCACATAGTCAGATAATTTCATACTTCTTATCTTCCGCTTTTATCTTAAATCCAAACTGTTGCATGCCGCTCATAAGGTAGTCAACGACCTCACTCTCATCTGGATAATCATCTACTAACTCGTACTCTGGAATCCTACGCATAAGGAAAGCTGCATACACTGGATGTACACGAAATGCTTGAGCCATCTTGAAGGAGTACTCTGGTCCGAAGTGTATACGTCCAGTAACCCAGTTATAGATGTTCATCTTTGAGTACGGCTTACCGTTTCGCTGTAGTACTTGCCTACCCACGTAAGCGTACGTCCAGCCGTTTAGTAACCGCTTCTTACGGCAGTACTCACGTAGTAATGAGTCATCATGCCTAGGCAGTTCGATTCTTCCATGGGTCTTACGGTTTACAACACTAGCCGGTTGTTTGTCAACATTACTCATAAGGTGATTCTGGTATCAACTCCATACCATCTACATGCCGTAAATAGATAGCATTAGCCTCTACCCGTAATAGCCCAGCTTGCATCAAGTCAATGACGGGAGCAACTGTTATTGCTGATATCATCCGGTGCGATACCGTCTTGTATAGCGACTGAACAGCAGTAGCCGTGTAGAAGCCTATGGCGGCGGCAAAGGCTACCTTGTCGATAGCACACCAGCCGTCCACGATATCTTTATCAGCCATTTCAAAGATGCACGGATATATCTCAGCAAATACACCGATGTCAGTTACGTCGCCGACTACAGCCTTGATACCGTTGACTACATGGTCGTAATCAACTACACACTGCCAGTTAGACGGATGGTCACTTACGCTTTCAAACATACACTCTTCTCCCCTACTGAAACTTCCGGTGACTTGACCTATTACTTCGTAAAGATTATAAACTACTAGCCGTAGTCTCTGACTTTAACCTTCTTCGTAAAGTACGGGTCACCCGTCCAGTACTTCTCCCAGTTAAGCCCTTTACTGTTGCATTCTTTTTGATGCTTCTTGAGTAAGTCGGCGTTCCTATGCCTAGATGCCATTGCTGCACCTAATGCCCTAACGTAGGCACACTCAATAACATAACCCTTATCTACACGTCGGCAAAGAAGGGTTATGTCACGGCAGAAGCCGTGGTCTTTAGTTGTAGACAACCCAGTCTTCGGCTAGTAAATCATCTGCTGTCAGCATTACGTCACTATTGACATAAACAACAAACTTCTCATCAACCCAAACGGATGTAAGGATTCTGCCATCCATAATCGACAACCGTTCACTCTCTTTGCTAGAGCGACCAACCCATCGTCCCTTTTTCAGTGCGCCGTAAATCTGTCCAAATGTCATTTGTCATCCTCCGTTTGATAAAACACTGCATCACCCTTGATAGCCGTAAGTAGAAAGTCTTCGTCTTCCTTCCACTTCCTCTTGTCACGGATGTAAATCACGTGCCAATCACCCCTACTGTAAGTAAAGGCGGCACCCTTCTCAGTCATAGCCAAGTTGACTACGCTTTCCACTCCATACATCAATGGATAGTAGTCACCTTCACCGACGTTTCCTTTTACTAGGTGAGCACTATATACATGACTCATTGCTCGCAGTTGTTTGTCGTTGTACTTACAACTCATTGTCTGTAATGTTGTCCTCATCAATGACATACCAGTCGTCACCATAGATGTCCGATATACGGAAGATGGCGTATTCTGGCTCGTATGAGTCAATCTGTGCAAAGATATGCCGCTTGTTGTTTAACTCTCGTTTATCTTGTTCGTCTGTCGGATAGGCTGCGTACAACTTGATGTTCTTTGACCATCCAGACCTACGGACAAAGGAACCGTTATCCATAGCCTTTACTGCTTCTTCAAATGTCATCGTCTTCCTCCACTGGTTTCGTAAACCTAACAACATCGTCACCGTACTTGACCTTGAGTCCGTTGTAACGACTAACGTACTGCTTTACCAAGCTTCCAGTAAACGGATTACCATTTACTGTCTTCTTACCTTGGCTGTTTAGATGCTCGGCTATATCGTCAACACTCACGCCATCAGCCTTCAAGGATTCAATGAGTAGTAAGTATCGGTAGTCCGGAGCCTTGTACATTGTTTCCCGTTTAAACCCATGAGACCAAAGAAGTGACTTGACTAACTTCACGTTCCAGCGCTTATATGGCGACTGGTAGTTGTTGGTAAACATGTAGCATGCTATCCACTCATATGAACGTCGATTCTCTCGCAGTTCCACCAACTTATCAAGTACTTGCTTAGTTGTTTGTTTATAGATATCTTCGTCACTTGGTCTTGGCTTTATGCCGCTGTTACTTGGCCACATACTAACCCCACACAAAGAAGCCGAAGTAAGTAATCAGCAAGTGGCTCCAGTGGATAGACTGGTCAAAGCCGATGATATTCCAGAACTGGCTCTTATCCTCTGACTGCCAAGCATGCGCCGACATCTTAGATGTAGCAAAGTCAGTGACTAGATGGCAGAAGCCATTGAGTAAGATGAAGGATAACACTAACCTCCAACTATGATGCATGATGAGAATAGGTCCCATCACACAAGCAAGACCAGTAGTGTACAAGCCTACATGTGTAAACAGTGACCGTAGGCTACTCGACTTACTCTCTGCTATCTTACGTGACTGTAGTACAAAGTCGGCAAACCAATGCCCAAACACCAAACCGATGATAGTTATGAAATCCATTCCACTTCCCCCTTTTCCCTTTTCATGACAAGTGTATCTTACTTTGTATATATCTGCCAGTTATTAGAGAAGAATTCTAGAGGTGGACAATTCCATGAGTGGACATCGTTAGTGACGTAGAGCACATCATCTTTCATGAATGCGTAAACATCCATTGACCACGTGGCATGTCTTACTTGACCGCCAGCATTGATGTACTCCTACGCCTCTACAGTCGTCAACCAGCGACTATCCAGTCGGTTGCTGACAAGTCTTTCAGTGACCAGCCAGAATGCCTCCAGCCGGACTGATAGTTAGTCGTGACTTTCTTTCTGACCAGTTTTTGGTTGTTTGTCAATTTACAAAATACAACAACAACAGCGTCGGACTCAACGTATGTGCGAGTCACAGTAAAACCGTTTTTTAAACTATGTAGTGCTTGTCCGAATGTCAACAGTTTTCCACTCTTTGCTTTTCAAATCAGATACCGTCAGTACTAAATTCCTATCCCTCATGGACTCGACTCCTTGGATAGAGTAGATGAAGTATCTTGACTCTTTATCGAAGTAGACTTCCTTGAAAGTCAAGTCGGCTTCGTTTGCGACCTTGTTACCTTCAAGTATGCTTTTGATTGCTGCGTCTATCGTCAAAATGCTGCCTCTGCTGGTACGAGTGAATACTTAGCGTTTACACCAAGCTTGAGATGAAGGCATGGACGAAAGTAATCGTCACCAGTGCGGTCTCCATCAAATAACAAAAACGAAGACTTGGACATAAGTTGCCCTTCAATAATCTTGTACTCGTTTATCGCACCGTTTTCATACTCGCTAACAATCGTGTATCCGTGCTTTAGTGCCCATATAGGGTCGAATGCAATATCTATCATGTAGTCCCTTAAAGATGTCCTTGGATATCTCCCTTACATAACAATTATACATCCATTGGTTTTCCGTTGTCAACGATATAAAAGTATATTTTCATCATAGGTATACAAACAAAAAAGACCAGTCTGTGAAACTGGTCTTTCGGTTTTGCAGAGTCCGAATTTGTCGGGCAAGAAGAGGAGTTTTCTAGCCTTTCAAAGCTCACCTTTCGGTGGCAACCTGATACTACCACGAAAAAAATACCCGAACAGCAAGCCATTCGGGTTTGTAGGTTGGGAGATAAGATACGGGCATAGGGACCTATCGGTTTGAGCATATGTAGAGGCTTGATAGGTTCTATGGATAGATTCTATCCACTCAGTGGATAAATATCTACTCCCACTCGATGGTTACTGACTTGACTTTTTTGTGTACATTGACTGTGGCGCACTTACCCGTTTCATCAACGATTGTGCGATTTGGTCTTTCTGGGTCAGTAACAATCTGGCGGATAAAAAACTCTAGTTCAGAGTCTAGTGGACGCCACACATCATAGTCTATTTTGAACCCATGGATGACCAACTCGGCATCTTTACTGTCACCAACAGCGTCGTATCTGTCTGTGATTGTTCCGTCGTCGTGAGTGTATACACGGTGTGTAAGTATTAGTTTCATTTAATCTTTTTCTTGCCAAAGGCTAGAGTCGTGAGCAGTATCAAAGACTAGCCATATGACTCGCCAAGGATTCTCTTGGATGTATGTATCAAAGGTATCCGGAAAACCCTTGATATCGTCGTTTACCCTAATGATGTAGTTCTCGTCAGGCCACCAAATAAATCTGACTTTGCGTCCTTCACGAAGTGCTTCCATCGCTTCAAAACTATTCATTTTCATCGCCCCAGTCATCAACATCCCAGTCAGTAGCCATCAAGTCTTCAAGTGTAAGGTCAAGTGTATACGTGATGAGTTCATATTCGTCCCCATCAACAAGCCTTTGCTTTAAGAACCACGACTCATTGATGTCGTAGTAGTAGTAGATTCCTTCAGCCCAAACAGTGCGCCGGAATGGCAAACCTTTTGTCACAGATGGAGTTATTTCATGTAGTGTCATTTTATTGCCACACTTCTGGTGTTGGTTCACCCTTTTTCTTAAAGTGCGTGTATATGGACATGAGCCGCATAACGTTCTCTTCTAATTTCTCAAACTTAGGATTTGGGATATTTCCAACTATCTGTTCAGTTCCATCAGGCAGCACTTCGTACAACGTACAAGAAAGTTCCGTTGGGTTCTCCCTGAAGTAGTTCATAGCAAACCTGATTGCTTCTTGGTCTTTCTTTGACAAGTACTTGCAACCAGACGGCTTGGCTCTAAACTCCATCTGTAGGCTCACAGATTGACCAACCTGACTCACAATATGCATCCTTGAGCATCCAGTACTGTTCACGTATCATCATGACGTTGTCACGGTGTAGGTTTAGAGTATCGATGTAGATATGCTTCAAGAAACTCTCTGGCTTTGACCTAGCAATGGACTCTTTATAGGTTTCTCTACTCCAACCTAGTTCGTTGTCTTTATAAACAACAACTAACCGGTGATGTCTGCCACCCTCTTCTGCATCATGCAGTACGTGGACACGACCGTTTCTCCCAAAGAAACTATGGGTCAAAGTTTTACCGTCAAGTAAAGCATCAACTAACTCTTCACTAGTCATCTAGCACCTCCCAATCATCAGCAATCAATGAAACCTTGTTTGGGCTAAATGCACTAACAACTCCACCGACGTACATAGTCATCTGCTCAAAATCACACGTTATATAACTGCCTACTCGATGCCAAGCTGTTCGCCTGACCCGCTTTCCGGCTATCAATGCATTAACTACATCAGTGAATTTCATATGTTCACTTTACATCAAGGTTGAATGTTTGTCAATAGTAAAAAGAAAAAAGCACCAGTGAGGTGCTTTGTGTTAGTGGCTCCAGATAGACTCGAACTATCAAAGAGGGATTATGAGTCCCCTAGTATGACCTTTTACTTATAGAGCCTGAATGACTATCGTTTAGTGATACGTGAGCCAAGGATGTATTTTGATGCATCAGAGTACTTGTTTAGGATGCGTTCTTTGTCTTCTGGGATAGCAAAGTCCCAACTTTCATCAAGGATATCTTCGATGCTGATGTACCACATGCTTGCAAATTTGTCTGCGTGGTACTCACACATACCCGTGCGTGTTTCCTTGTTGAACCAAAATCTATACTCTACGTTATCTTCGTAACGCCTCATGACTTCACCTTTCAGTAAGTGAGCCAAAGATTCAGTGAACGTCATACTGTTTCCTCTACTTCCCAGTCAGTTGTTATGTCTACCATTGACAATGGACACAAGAATGGCCACCAGATATCTGGCAAGCCAACGTTAGTCCACTCATAGGAAACAACTCCCTTTCTGAGTCTATGTGTGGCTGTCTTTATGACAAGCCCTTCTTCTAGTTGTGGCATTAGTTCTGCAATAGTCATTCCAACTCCCAAGTATCATCGTTTATCAAATCAAAGAAGTCATCGTTGGCACTGTGCCACCGTATCCACTCCTCTGGAAATTTCGTCCCACAATGCTGGAAGTCAATAAACCAGTACTGCTTCTGCCTTCCGCCAAGTGATACTGGTCGCTTTTCCATACGGAACCGCATCATCATCTTTTTGGATACAACTAGTTTTCCATCCCGCAACCAAAACAACGCCTCTTCCAGAGTCATCAGTTTAGCCCCTTCATCGACTCTACGCACTTGTCAATCTCAGTCATCCAGAACGGGATAAGTCTGTTGTTTAACATCTTATTCATCTGCGTGTATGAATAGGTCTTGATTTCTTCCACTCCACGCAGTCTCATTCGTACTGTGTACAGTTCTTTTTCATCATCGATGACTGGGTAGATTTCAAGTGGAGCCAACCCGACATCGTTGGATAGGATGTCAGTGATAGTCAGCCTAATATACTCAGACTCAACGCTCCCTTGATAAAGCATGACTAACACATGGCAAGCCGTATATTGGTCGCACTCAAGCGCAAGGTAATTAGCCTTTATTTTCATATTTCTTCTTTTCCTCAAGCATGTAGATGTGACCAAGGAACGTAAAGATAAGGCCAATGACAACATACAGTAGAAGCGATTTCCAGTGCGTAACGATGGCAAATGTTAGGGCACTCAGAAATGAGCCAAGCATGAATACAAATACGGCACAGATAAGACCGAAAAGCAAAAACACCGATGATGCAAGGTTGGTACCACCAAGTAGTAATCCACCTATGAACCAGAGCGGTGTATTGTTGTTGTTGTTTTGTTGCATGTAAGTGTTTTACCACTTTACATGAAGTTTGTCAACTATTAATAATCTAGTTCGTCGTAATGCTGGCAACAGTCAGCACTCGTCAGAATCTTGTTTATGAGCCTAGTGTAAATCCAGTCAAACTTCTCTTGTACGTAGACTTCCGGATTTGCCATGTGCGCCAGATACTTACCTACGAACCGACCAGACATATCTGACTCCATATGTCCATTGTCATAGATAAGTTTGTACTTGATGATTCCCTCTTCCCAGTTCCGGTCATCCGATTCAATGTCTGTGACATATGCTTTAGTGACCACACAAGAGTAGTCACCGAAGTAAAGCTCAGCAGTAGTCTCTGTATTTGTATGCAGCACTGCAACGACTTCCTCTGTAAAGGCAGTCTTCATCTCGTCTTTTTGACCAGTTGTTAGGAGTGTAATCACCATCCACGTTTCCCTTGCAAGTAATCAGCCCACCACTTCTCATCGCAAACAGCAACCTGCTCTAGATTCTCTAAGTCAGTGACATCAGCTCTGTACACAGTTACCGGAGAGATGCCCTTTTTTATCAGTTCGCATATCTGGTACTTGGCTTTCGTGGTCATCGTGTACGCTTTTTCGTCATTGTAGCCCGTTGCTTTGATGAAATAGTAGTAACGTTTCTTAGGTGTCATTTCTGTCCTTTGCTGCAAGTAGCCTATAGTTCATACACGTGAAATCTGAATCAACCCATGTGTATGCAACCCAAGGCGTGTACTTCTTATCGTAGAGGCGGTCTCGTGTCATCAGTGTCTGCAAATTGAAGAGGTAGTACTGCTTAGCCAGCACATCACCATCACCATAAATTGGTGCTTCAATTATCCCGCCATGCTTGATGTGTATCAGAGAAGTGTCAAAGTCGATACCTGAATCAGGCTCAACTTGACGTTCTGGTCGTTTGAGTATTGGCTTCGATACGTCTAAACGCTTTAGTTGTTTTTTCTCTTCTACTTGAGTTTCAACCGGTGCATCAGGAAGAACCATATCTATGGCTGGAACTTCCCAATCTATCTGGATGGCGTCATATTCCGATGGCTCCCAGTCTTCAAGGCTGTATCCGTTGTAGCCATCAAGCAACACTGGATATGCGGATATCTTATATCCCTTACCTAGTGCTGGTCGTCCATCTTCTGGTGCAAGCCCGACTTGACGGTTATAGTTTTTGCCATCATATACAAAGTAGTAGTATTCCGGCTCTGATTTACGCCTACAAAACAATCCCAACTCAAGTGGAATCAATATGTCGTGTATTGTCATTGTTCAAGCTTTGACTTGTCTTCTCCACCCCATTCAAGGAGCATCTCTGGCACGATTTCCCAATCTTCGGCTAAGAGCATTTCCGCTGATAGTTGCCAGTCGGAGAGAATCTTGTATTCCATCCCATCTGCGTCTTGCGTGTAAGCACAGTAACCAAGACCCGGCTCAGGCAGATACTCAGTCTCTGCTGTAAACAGAACAACGTTCGCTATGCGACCAGAAAATATGAAGTAAAGTTCTTCTGGTGTTGACGTTCTATATACAGTTCTGCCCTCAGTTACGTACTTAGTAATTTCGCTGAATGTCATGTGATTTCTCCAAAGACTATTCTATGACAGAGAGAGACGAAAACACCCCGCACTTGCAGCCAATAAACCACATAGTGCGGGGCATTCATATATAGAACTACTCGTCTTCTGCGTCTTCTTTGATATCGTTATCGCTATCGACTCTGAAGATAGTATTTTGATTCGGAGCAAAAATAGCACAAGCAATGTCATTTACCGGCACAAGCAGAAGTTTTCCAGTTTCTGCAATCACTATACCTATGATTGACAAACTTACTGACAATATTGCAAGCACGATGATGACCGGCAGTAAAACTAAACCTATCAATAAGGCGATAGAGCGTTTCACTACTAGCCAAAGACTGAACGTAGGCTGTTCTTGCATACCGACCCCTTTAACTATTCGTCGTTTGCTTTATTGAACTGAGAAAGAGCAAGGGCAACAGTCTGACGCCAAGTTGGCTCAAACCCAAGCGATTTTGTTAACGCTTCACGTGCCTTCAATGCCGATGTTACTGCGGTGCCTGTCAATACGATGGCAACCGAATCTTGTTCTGTGGTTTTAATTTTAGCCACTTTATTACCCCTTGTGTCATTGTTGGCTTGCGCCGTTGCAAACAATATCATTACTAATTATGTGTTGCAAGAGTTGTTTTTATTATATTATTTTCTTCTTATTATATTGACAAAGTACTTTATCTACCGTATAAAGTTTCAACACATTGAGTATTGCTCTGTGTGTTGAAGAGTAATAGAATGACGCTATGACATTCAATGAATTCCAAGAAGAACTTCGTGTTGCTACTGTTAGTCAAAATATGACTTCATGTGTGTTTACGCTTGACCGCATTCGTTCTGGATACGTCCAAGAATCGAAGTTGATTCATGCAGACATCTATGTTTCATGTGATGGTTACCGTAACACTGATAAGGCATCTGAGGTCTTTATCGTCGATGCGTCATTCACCGACTGGCCAGAACTAAGCGGTTTTATCGCCACTGTTGACAAAGAGTGGAAGGATAAGGCTCCTGAGGTACTGCAAGGGGAAGTAAGCATTGAGACAAACACAGACAAAGAACCTAAGCCGCCTGTCAAAGGCTGATGTACAGATGCTACGTGGTTGCGTAGCAGACGTTAATGTTATTCGCTATCAACTCATCAATGAGAGGACTGCTCTACTTGAGCAGTCTAGTATCGACGATGACACCGACATGCGTGTTACCGTGACGTTAATTGAACGTGCAGACACAGACCTTGCCAAGGCTACAAACTCGCTAATTGACATAATCACTCTTTTGTCAAAACGTTTCCCTAATCAAAAGCCAACTCTTTTGGAATCTATTCGAAAGTTAATCTAACAATGAATTTCACGGTGATAGCCATGGAACAAGGTACAGAGGAGTGGTTGAACTGGAGAAAAGGCGGGATAACTGCCACTGAAGCCGGGCGTCTACTGACGCCCGGTAGTAAGGCTCGGTTCATTAGTGAAAAACTGCAAGCTGTTGATACGGCTAGTAGTCCATCAACGCAAGCAATGCAACTTGGTCATATTCTTGAGCCTTATGCACGTGCTATTGCTGAAGAGAAGCTTGAACGTAAGTTTGAGCCAGAATGCATACAATCGATAGAGCACCCTTGGCGCCGTGTATCACTTGACGGCTTACATATATCCGATACCGGAGAAGTGTTTGCCCTTGAGTGCAAGTGCGGATTCAGATATGTATCTGACTACAAAAACAGTAAGTCAATCTCACAGTCTGTCTACAATCAAATGCAGTATCAGTTGTTGGTATTAGGTATCAATGAAATGCACCTAATCTTGTACCACGACAATGTTGGTACAAATGATTTCTCAAATGAACTGGCTGTAAAGAACATTCATGTCGCAGAATGGGGTGGCGGTCCGTTTCTAGTAAAGATTGCCGCACACGAACCAACTCAAAAAGCATTGGCAGATGCTGCTGATAAGACATGGTGTGATGTGGTTGAAAAAGGTTTTAGTGAATAATGACAAATAATGTCGAACCAATTTTTGAGTGGGTTGACTCGTACTATGGTTCTGCACGGAACATTACTTTAGCAAAAGAGTGTGGTCCATTGAAGGCAGATAGGTTTACTGGTGTAACCGAAGTTCTTTATACCGACTTATATCCTTATACGATTGTAAAGACTTTCCCTATCAATCTGAAAACTGGATATGCCAAACTCGTAATTCAGTCAGATAAGGTTGTTATGAAAAACGGTGTGGCGACAATGGTTCGTGACACTAAAGGAATCAGTCTTACGATTGAACGATATTCAGACGGCACTTGGAGAGCAGAGGGTTGCGGTCCAACCGGTCAACTGTTCTATGTCGGTCGAAGACACTACTTCCTAGACCCTGAATGGGATAAACCATACACGAAGTAAAAAGAGGCTCCTATTCAGGAGCCTCTTCTGTTATGTATCCAACTTCGTTTCCCCAAACATCCCAGTCCTTGTATGGGCGACGAGCAAACATCTCTAACTTTGTCGCATCTGGATACAGGCGTTCAATACGTTGGTGTATCTCTTCTGGCTTCTTACTGTGCTCTTGTGGCGCCCACATGACAACCTGCGGGACTTTCATGTCTGCTATTGGCATAGGTCTCCCCTTTTTTGTCAAAGAGCATCCCAGCACAAATTCACAGTTAGACTTTACGATTGTTGGGGAAATTCCTTTTGCACCTATCGGCACACCAGCTTTGGTTGTTTTTACCCAGACGAAAGACATGCCACGATAATAAAGTCCCCAATGAGCCATCAACTGCATTGCAAAATCTAAGCGTGGACCTGTAGCCCAGCAAAATACTACAGAAGTAGGCTTTAGTAAAGACGGGACATCAAGAGCCATCAAATCGGCATCTTTCATTGTCCTGTAATGGTTTTCCGCAGCACCCATACCTGTCTTGTTGCCGTAGTACCAAGGCGGGTCCATCAGTACGATGTCGTATTTTTTGTCTGGAAGATTCATGTCAATGGCTGAAGTATATCAGCGTGGTTCATGAAGAAATGAGCCAGAATATCTGGCTCATTGTGAAGTTTGTGGTACTTGACTTTCGTTATACAGAACGCCGTGTGTGTTCCAATCATCACGGAGCATCTTATATCCATTAAATCCTGCGTTAGACCTAAGGAATATCTCCATGTTTGTAGTCCTTGTGAACTGACGATACTCACTGGTTTCTGGATTGTGTGCTATGTAGATGTACTTTTCAAAGTGATTCTTCATATGTGTTGCACGTTTCTTGGCATCATCTGGTGATATTTCCCGTTTGGCGCACAACACACTTGTTTCATCAGGCACACAACTATAATCATCGTCATATCGTTTTTTGTGACGATAGATTTCAACGGCGTCATTGTTGTAATTTATTCTGTTGGCATTCTCTAGGCGGGAGTATGCCTTATTGGGCGCTGAGCCGTCCGTTGTGACAACGATATACATGCTCCTGCGTGTATCACTAGTCAACGGCAACCCCCTCATCACCTACACCAGACGACCTTGGACGACCACGTTTGGGTGTTGGTGTTGATATTTCTTTGAAGGCCTTTGCTTCCATAGGGCAGTACTTGCCATTTGCCGTCCAAACGTAGTCACCAACTACCTTTGATATGACGACTGAATGGTCGTTTAGGATGAACCTCTGTTTGGCAGTAGAGTCTGAAAAAGAAGGAATTGCATGTGAATCTTCAATATCATCAACAATACAAACAACATGGTCGTAGGCTGTAACCTTCACCTTGTTGTCATGGCATCTTACGATTGACTGACCTTTTGCTATGACCGTACATCCAGTCGTTGTCAGGAAAGCATTTCCATCAACAGTGACCCTTGAGTCAACGGAAGTCACAGAGACACTGTCTGATGCTTCAACCGTGCAGTTGTTTGCTACAACAATAGTGTTTCCTGTTGCGTAAACCTTGCTTTTTGTTGCAATGATTTTGCCACTGGATGCAGTCACTACGCAGTCATCTGCATTGACCGTGATGTTAGATTCTTCAGATACGGTTATCTTTGAACGCACTGCTGTGATTACACCCGTACTGTGCTTGTCGCAAGTGATGGATGCATTCTCAGCAGTTATGTTTACGTAAGTGCTTCCAGTCACTACGTACCCAGTATCCTTGACTACTTTTGTTCCGTTGTTGTCAGAACCAGTAAACCCTGAAGTGTAGATGCCCATCTGATTGAGTTCTACATCACTAGCAAGTCTCAGATACTTGACCTTATGTGAGCCAGCGTAAGTGCCTTCACCTTGGATGGCAACTTCCCATATATCGGCTTCTGGTCTCCAGACTTCTGCAAGATATTCAGTAGGAACAATCCATGCTTCACCGACACTATTTGATTGAACTTCACCGCTTCTTACGGCGGCTATCTCAGGTCGATTTCGACCGATTGATTGGTTGTTAATTATTATCGTTAGAGGCATGGCGGTTTTTGTAATACTCAAAACGTGCAAGTGCTTTTTCATAAAGCAATGCAGCATCTACGTCAACAATGAGGGCAAGTGTGTTGATGAACGGCTCATCAATCGTGCCCCTATTCAGTCTCATCATGAATGCGTGGTAGGTCATAGAGTCATAACCAGACCGCTGAAGGACGAAGAGAACATCACTGTGTGATGCCCCCTTTGCCTTAGCCGCATCCATATACATTTTGCGAAATGGATTCATTTGTGACTACTCCGCAAACGGGTCAGTGATTGGTTCATCAAACGGGCGAGCGTTACGCTGTGAGCCACCATACGGTCTATCCTGAGCCTTTTGAGGAGCAGGTTGGGAGTTTTCCCCTCCGCCACCATTTGGACGCTCTACGCCACGAACTTCATTTGCGATGACTTCTGCGGCTGTGCGCTTGTTGCCATCTTTGTCGTTATAGTCACGGATTTGAAGTCGTCCATTGACAGAAATCTTCTGACCCTTTGTCAGGTACTTTCCGCAGAACTCAGCGGTTTTCCCAAAACTAGTCAGGTTGATGAAATCAGCAGTTACTTCTGACTCTTTCGAAACTGGACGGTCTACCGCAATACGCATCGAAGCAACCTGTGTGCCAGATGCAAGAACCTTTACTTCAGGGTCGGAAGTCAAGCGACCGACTAAACATACAACATTCATTTTCTTACCTCAGGTCGCTATGTTACAACCTGTTTGCCAGCATGTCAAGTGAAGGTCGCGCGCACTGCTACTACTTAGCATAACTAAGTAACATCATTACCTAGTAGTTGTTTATATTAATACAAACAACAAAATACGTATATCTACTACTAACGTAATGCTTAAGTCAATTACCTAATTAACGTAGTAATGTTACTAAGTTAACTTACCGTGCGCGTCCGTAGGCGCATGCGTACGGGTACGTGCGTATACCACAGGTTTTTGGGAATCATAGCCATTTTGTTGTTCTTCTCTTGATAAAAAACAAAATGTTTGTACACTTGACAAACGGGCGTATACCAGATACCATACGTCAACTCAAATGAGGGGGAGAAGATATGTTTAATCCAAATGACCACCTAATGAACCTGAAGGGTAAGGCTTACTTAGAAGTCAAGTGGCGTTTAGTTTGGTTTCGTCAGGAGCATCCAGATTGGAGCATCCGTACACAGATTGTAGACTTGAACTTAGAGCAGAAGTATGCTGTTTTCAAAGCAATCATCTCCAACGAGAATGGTGTAATCGTTGCCGAAGGCACTAAGATGGAAGACGCTCGTGGCTTTGCTGACTTTATGGAAAAAGCAGAGACTGGTTCTATTGGTCGAGCTTTGGGAATCTTGGGATACGGGACGCAATTTGCACCGGAATTTGATGAAGTTGACTCCAACTCGCCAAATCCACGTATCGTTGATGCACCTATCAACCAGCCTAAGCCGAAGGTACAAGACTCTTCTGCTCCGACACCTTCAAAGGTTTTTGGTGACTTGGCTAGAGAGTACCTAGGGGTAAATCACTCAACAAAAGAACGTGCTGAGTTGTACGAGAAGATTGTCGGCTCAAAAGACGTAAGTCCAAATGGATGGCAGACAGCCATTATTGGATTAGAAGCGATGTTGATTGACCGAAAGGAAGCAGTAAATGCCAAGTAATATTTTTACAGATGAACTCGTGGAACAGGCTATCGAAACTGCCTTGACACGTATGAAGTTGCAGGGTGACACTCGCATTGAACAGGGACGTGCTCTTGGTGGAGTCCCTATGCCTCTTGCCGAAGAAATCCTTGGAATTAGCCGTGCACGAATCTATGTGCTAAACGGAAAAGGTCGCCTTGAGTTTGTAAAGTCAGAGGGAAAAGACAGATACACTTATGTGACAACTGAGTCGCTACAGCGATTCATGAGTGAACGTAACATGTGGCAAGAGGCTGTCAATGAGCGACCTGAGAAGAAAGCGGCTTACATCCCTACTGGGCGACCTAGGGGTCGTCCCCGTAAAATCCAAACGACAGAATCCTGAGCATCAGGAACAGGTTAATCTGTTCAACTGGATAAAGGTAAATGAATACCGCCATTCAAAGTTAAGGTGTATCTTTGCTATACCGAATGGCGGTTACCGCACTAAAACTACTGCTGTCAATATGAAGAGGGAAGGTCAAAAGGCAGGTGTCTGGGATATCTTTATTGCGTGTCCAAAGTTTGTAGACGGAGAACTTGTCTACCTTGGCATGTGGATAGAGATGAAGGCTGATAAGAATCGGCTAACACCACATCAAAAAGAATTCAAAGAAACACTCTCTTATGAGGGAGCCGAATACGCTTGGGCTGTCTGCTACTCGTGGCATGACGCAGCCAAGCGTATTTGTGATTATCTGGACTTGAATATCTCGCCATTTGAAGCAGAGGAATAATGATTCTCACAGAACTAGAATTCAATGCACTTTGGACAACACGCATTGAAGACAAGAAGAGTGATTACGATATAGTCACTACTCAAATTACAGCAGAAGAACGAGAGTTCATCTTGTGCTGGAGAGAAGCTTTTGTAATGTATGGCGTCGAGTGGGTTGAATTATGCCCACAACAAAAAGAGGCTGTAGTTACAAACGTTTATAGGAAATTACTTTCAACATGAGTTCAACCGTAAGCCTTGTCTGGATAACACCAGATGCTGAGTTCAAGATTGCAAAAATGGCACGAGTGTCAAATCCGCAGAACCAGAACGCACCTCCTGACAAGCTTATTGCTTACTGCATACGAAAGAAGCATTGGTCAATTTTTGAGATGTGTAATATGTGCCTTGATATTCATACAAGGCGAGATATCTCTGCACAGTTTGCAAGACATAGTTCGATACGCATTCAAGAGTTTAGTCAACGCTACGCACAAGTCACTGAAAAGATTGAGATTCCTGACCTCCGGCTTCAAGACGAGAAGAACCGTCAGGCAAGCAACACGTGGGAAGACGAAGAAGCAAAGGCAGTTGCACAAGCGAAGATAGAAGACCTCTTCAAGCAACAGATGGAAGTTTATGAATGGTTGCTTAGCCAGAACATAGCAAAGGAATGTGCTCGCTCTGTCTTACCTATGTGCTCACCTACACACATCTATGCAAATGGGAACATCCGCTCTTGGATACATTACATAGAAGCACGTGGTGGAAAAGATGCACAAGGAGAACACGAACAACTTGCACATCAAGTCAAAGATATCTTCATAAAGCATTTCCCAGTCACTGCAAAGGCGCTTGAATGGACAACTTGACGCTGTACACGTATCAAGCAAAACTGATACGCATCCTTGACGCCGACACAATGGAAGTTGATATTGACCTTGGTTTTGGTGTTGTTTTAGCAAAAAGAAAACTCAGACTAGACGGACTTGACTCACCTGAGATAAAAACTCCTGAAGGAGTAATTGCTAAAGATGCCACTGAAAATTGGCTCAAAGAAAACACAACAATAAAAAAGCAGTTGACAATATCGACCACCTATGTTACATTCCAATCTATAAGCGATAAGCCTGATAAGTACGGGCGTATCCTAGCAAAAGTAATTGGGAAGGATGGGACTACGCTGAACGAGTACTTGGTGGAAACCGGTATGGCGAAGTCTTATGATGGCGGGAAGCGAAATTGAGATTGCAATATTCTTGGTTCACTGATGACAGGCTGAAAACACTAAGTCCGCAAGCAAGATACCTACTGCTTGCTTCTGAGTCTTGGTCACGTTCAAATCGAACAAACGGCAAGATATCTAAACAACGAATGGTGCAGATAATAGAAACATGTGTTGTTTCAAAAGAGCACTCCTATGAGTTGATAGATGCTGGACTAGTCTATTTTGAAGAAGGTTACTTCACGATAGTTGGACTTACGTTTGATACTCAAGAACGGTGCTTGGGAACTGTTGAGTCTATCTTGAGCGAGTGTGATGCCAACCCCTTACGGTCTCATTGGCGTAGTCACCTGCAAGCACAGGAAGAGAAGTCAAAACCTATCAACGTAGGCTCGTGGAGACTCGCTGTGCTCAACAAATGGCTAAGTGGCATAAGTACTCCAAAGAAGCACGAAAACAAGCGTATTCAGGCACATGCAAACACAATTGCCAAGATTGACGCAATGGCAAAATATATGATGGAACAAGCCGCTGATGCACCAAAAGAAAATGTCGCATCTTCAGGTGAACGACAACTTTTGGAGATTGAATGAAAATCGGAAACATAACAGAGATGAATCTGTTGGGTCATTTGGATGACAAGGGGATTTACGGTTACGCAGCGAAGGCACGACTGGCTTGGAATCAAAAAGGTCAAAGTGTCACAATCACAAACCTGCGCACAAATCGTGACACCGTAATTGGTGCAGAATCATGCGCAGATGCTTTGCGACAGTATCTAGCCAATAACGCCTACTAGGCGAAAGACATAGTCCTCTTCTTCGTACATTCGTCATAGCAATCTACGGTTGCATCAACGATGTCATCATGCCGCCCCATAGGAAATTGCCTGAACTCATCGAGCATAGGTTGATTCCATGCGGCGGCTATCATATTGACGTTGAAGTTGTTTACCTGTGCCGCAAATGGCTCAGCCCTCAACGTCTTATTGCCTGTTGGACTTTGGATGCTCACACGGTACCCGTGAAGCATTCTGAGTAAGTATCTAGCCTGACTCTTTCCTGCCTGTGCTGGGTCTTGTGGGAGCCGTATGGTGACATCTTTACCATCCATCTCGGCAGTCCTGTAAATGATGTTGTCACGCTCATCCACATCGAACTGACCAATGACTACATCGAGTATCCAGAAGCGTCCGATGTTATCGAGAGCACCCTTAACTCCAACCGTATAGTCACCTGCACCACGTGTCGATGCCAAGTCCCAAGCCCTGATAACTCTGCGGAATCTTCCAACTGACAGAGGCAGTTCTTGGAAAGTAGAGATACGGTCTTGACGAATCATCGCACCCGAACGTTGTGTTGGAGATTGCTGATACAGTGCTTGCCAGCCGTACTCTCCTTCGTTTTGAAGCATGACCGCTTTGATACGCATCAAGTCTTCAACTGAATAACGCTCAGGCCACAGAGACTCACCCGGTTGCCGTCCTAGTTGGTCAGCCTCTTCCGCAATAGCCGGAAGTTTTAGGACAACCCATTTGTTTGGCTCGGACTCAATGGCACGGCTTGTGATGTCATCATGATGCCAACGTGTAGCAACGATAATCATGGCTCCACCGGGTTCAAGACGAGTGTAGATATCGTCAGTAAACCAGTCCCAAGCCTTTTCACGCAGGTTGATGCTTTCAGCGTCTTCACGTCGCCTGATAGGGTCATCGATGATGATTCTCTTGAAACCTACACCGGTAGGTGGAGAACCAACACCACGACTCATAAAGGTGCCGCCTTCAGGCATTCCCCATTCATCAGCAGCACGACTACTGGTCATGAGTTGGCGACGTGATTCAACGATTACTCTTGCCTTACGACTAAACCTACGTGCGATACGTTCGTTATATGCAGTTACAAGGACGTTGTCCCTAGGATTCTTTTCAAACGCATATGCCCCGTAACGAACTGTAGTAGTTTCGGTTTTGCCATGTCTAGGGGGCATTGAGATTGCCAGTCGGTCAATCTGTCCACGGTCAACTGCATCAAGGTGTTCAGCAATTAACTTGATATGCGCTGGGTCAGCAGTCCATCCCTTTGGGAGTGTAAGTTTTAGATACTCATGAAAAGACTCCATCGAGCCTTTCTCAATACCATCCCTATAAGGGTTGTAGATATCACTCGTCGTCCCCGGAATCCTCAATCCCCGCCGTATCGCTTCCTCCATCAGCTTCTGCCGTAAGGAGTCTTGTAATTTGCTCATCTGTCATTTGCCTCACATCAACAGTAGTTTTTTTGCCCCAACGCTTGCTATGTCGTCTTTCTAGTAGCCAAGCGGCGGCACCCCAGTTTTCTTCCGCAGCACGACGTATACGGACAATAAGTCCTAACTCACCACGGCTTTCAGCCATGCGTACACGACGTGCAAATTCGACGAGTTCTGTAGGGACATCCATGTCACCACTCTCACCACGTACTATCCAGTCCTTGAGCCTCCTGACAGGCACACCAGCGACTTGAGCCGCTACAGAGTGCGATGCTCCGGCAAGGATTGCATCCAAGATAACTTTCATCTTGGTATCGTCAATTGATAGAGGAGTTCCGCCATAGGCTTTGCCGTCAGGTCGTTTCGAACTCATCACTGCTTGACGTCGTGCGTGGTACTCATCAAAAAGTGGAGCAGATAATTCTTCCTTGATAGAGTCTCTTGATTCAGGAACCGATAAATCAATCGGTACTAGTTCATCATCATCCATTTCTTAGAACTGCCTTTCCTCTGGTTTGTTTTTCCCAAGTCACAATCAACTTGTCACAGTCTTCTTCGTTCTCACCAACAACTAACAGTGAATCGCCTAACTCCCACGTTTCGCCTTGATTGGCAAGCCTTGGAACTAACTTTTCATATGAGTCAGTAGTTAGTTTGAGTTCTTCATTTGCGATGTCACTGATGAAGTTGTTCAAGTCTTCGTAGTCATATCCAGTACCGGCCAGTTGTTTTTCAGTATTAGCCAACTCAGCCAGCAGTACAGTCAATGCCGTGTTGTCGTCCAGACCAAGGCGTGTTGTTCTATTGTCAGCAAGTAGGATTCTGACTTCCGAGTCTTCATCTACATCGACCCACTCAACAGGCACTGTGTCCATTTTGAGAGCCTTAGCAGCCATCAGCCGGTGATTTCCAGCAAGGACGTAGTTGTTCCTCTTGTTGACTATCAGGCGACCGTAGAAGCCATTTGTTTCTATGGACGAAATGACAGCACCCAAGTCGCCTTGATTGACGTTCCTTGGGTGCTGTTTAAGTAAATGTACGTCAACTTCCTCAGAAGCAACTGTCAGCCTTTTAATCAATGTAATCGTCTGCAACCCACGGACCTGTACCAAGCAGATACACGCCTTCCTTCAACTTGATAGGAAAGACCCGGTAACCTTCATGGGCTTCCATACTTGTCTCGCTCATCTTCCACTCAATAGCACGTACAACGATGAACTGATTCTTCTCTTCAACGAAATCTTCAAGCACGATGCCGTACGACCAATGACCGAGTTTAGTCTTGAATCGAACCTTAGTACCCGCTGGCACGATGTCATCTGACTTACGCTCACCCATGTATCTGAGTTGATAGCCGAGAACCATCCCGACAAAGATTGCCGAGATGGTTGTTAATCCGTATGTGATAAGTGTTACGTTTTCAAACATTATGAACCTCCCTTTGTTGGCTTATTCCAACGCTCCCGCCAGACTTGCATTCCACGCTCCGCATTAGCAGTACGCTTTGACTTTGTATAAAGGGAAACCGCTTCCCTAGCAACGCCGATAGCAACAAAGTGCTTCTTGCCTTCTATGCCACCGGCACGTCTAATCCAAGTTGTACGCTCTTCTTGCGGTATCTTGTTGACAATGTTTTCAAGCATTTCAGTCTCTTCGGCTTTGATTAGCATGTTGTTAGCATTAATCGACTTGGCAACATTTACTGCTTCACCGGAACCATAGATACCTTCAACGGTTGTCAACATCTTTGCAATTATTTCGTCACGGTTCTCATCGCCACTTGGCTTGAGTTCGTTAGTCCAACTAAAAAGGTCGTACTGCTTATCGCCTAACTGATGCGACACAGGCACGGGTTCAGCCTTGTAGACCTTCTGTGCTTCGATTATGTGCCCCGGTACGCCGTGGATACGTGGCATCCCAAGTACATCAAGCACCTTGTTCGCTACTTCTTCGTAGTTAGGGCGAAACTTCTGGTTGCGTATCCAATATCGTAAACGCCACACCTCAGGACTTTCGTTGGTCATAGGCTGCTTCAGTTCACTAGGCTTTTGGTTTACAATTGCTTGCTGTAATGGACGTAAGGCATTTGTATATTCCTTTGCATCCATTTCATCCATTTCGATACCAGATAGGCGTGAAAGGTCAGACATTACTTCCTTCCACATTGCGACGGACATTTCTCGTGGGTTCATAACTACATGTTACTTGATTCTACGGACTTTGTCAACTCTACTTTTTCTTTTAGTTGTGTTCGAGTCCAACCCTTAATTTTTGTCTTAGGGCATACTTCTTTGAGTACATTGAGTACCTTTGGGTCATCGTAGACTTCATCAAAGCCGTTGACAGTTATGGTGACAGTCTTTCCACAGTTGATACACATGCACATGTAGTGGCATATGTCGGCTTTGTGATAAAGCATTTTATGGAAGCCTTGACCACGCATATTTCTTCGGTACGTCTGATAGAGCATGATGGCATTGTACAATCTAAATAACTGTACTGTTGACACTAATGATAAAAACAAAAATATGACGTCTAGTGATGAATCCTTAGTTGGATATGACCTAAGAGCCATAGTGGACGATAAGGAAGTCACTTTTGTCCGCTTTGCTTTTTTCTGTAATCGTGGTTACTGTGTAGAGTTGACAGATGATGATGCGAAATCCATTATAGTTAAAATGCGTGATGCTTCTCGTCGTATCAAATTCAATTCGGTGAAGACTGATGAACTCATGCGGAAGGAATTCAATAGATGGGCTTGTTAAGCAGGTTCTCTGACGCTTGGTTAGCCCTAACGGGTAAAGATGAAGTAAAAGTCACTCTACGCCCAAGTGCTGAGGCTCCACAGCCGCGAAACCGTACCCGTGCCGTTGCACGTGCAGGTAACGGTGGGCTTGAAAGCATCATCACAACCAAACTACCATCGAGCAAACTTGATTGGGCAAAAGAGGCTGGTGACCTTGGTCTCAACTCTATTATTGCCATCGGGCTTGATTGGTATATCCGAAATCTAAATGTAGGCAAGTTGGTAATTCAACGTAATGTTCAGGATACAAAATCTGACAAGTTTGAACTTATCGACACACACCCACTACTGACTCTTCTTAGAAATCCGTCACCGGGAGTACCGGCGAACACATTCTATGGATGGATTACGCAGGACTTGAAATTGCAAGGCAATGCCTATGCACGAAAAGTTCGCAAGGGTGGTCGCCGTAGTGAAGTTGTTTACTTACAGTTCTTGCCGTGTGACATGGTTACCCCAAAGGGTGAGCCTGAACTTATCGTAAAAGAGTACATCTACATGGTGGATGGAGTCCAGTACGACATAGCATCTGAAGACATCATTCATTGGCGGTATTTACGTGACCCGATGGATATCCGTGTTGGTCGCTCAACGATAGCATCCGTCCTAAAAGAAGTTGCCGCAGACAACCAGAGTTCCACTGTCAGTTATTCACTTCTCAAGAACAACGCAATGCCGTCCTTGATGGTGGGTCCAGCTTCTGGTGACATGATGGTTGAAATCATGGAAGAGGATGCACGAGTCCTCAAAAAGCGTTTACAAGAAGATTTCTGCGGAGACAATGCAGGTGGTATTGCAGTATCTACTGCGCCTTACTCCATCAGTAGGATGTCGATGTCACCGGCTGAATTAAGCCTTGATGAACTACGACGTAAACCAGAAGAAAGAATTGCATCAGCCTTAGGATTGAACTGTATGGTTCTGGGGCTTGGTGCAGGACTTGAGAGGAATACTTACTCTAACTATGCTGAAGCACGTCGTGCTGCATGGGAAGATGGAATGATTCCTCTGCAAGAACAACTATGTGCTCAAATCACCATGGCGATGATTCCTGAGTACACTGACTTGCAGGAAGATGACATCGTAGCTTTTGACAATACTGAAGTACCAGCACTCCAAGAGGATGAATCGCTTCGTGTATCAAGAGCAACAACACTGTATGCTGCTGGAATCATCGATAAGGCTGAAGCCAGAAAGATGATTGGAGAGGTAGCAAGAAGTGAAGATGAAGGCATCAACTCTCAGACTGGAGTGGGCGTCGAAGCAAACGCAACGCCACCCGAAACACCAACAGAACCACCGGTACAGCCGGAGCCGCCAACCACACCTCCAACGCCCCAGCCAGAACAAAAAGCAACAGAAGTTGAACTAGAAGAAGTAAAGGCTGAAGGTTATAAGCCAACGTCTGGCATGCAATCCGCTGCCAGACGTGCACTTCAGTGGAAAAAAGAAGGCAAGTCCGGTGGGACAATAATTGGTTTGACACGTGCCAACCAGTTAGTGAATGGCGAGAGTCTGTCCGAGAGCACTGTCCTTCGCATGTATTCATTCTTCTCACGACACGAAGTTGATAAACAGGCTACTGGATTCAATAGTGGTCAAGATGGCTTTCCGAGCAAGGGACGGGTTGCATGGGACTTGTGGGGCGGTGACGCTGGCGCATCTTGGAGTAAAAAGATTCGTGACCGCATCATGAAAGAGCGTGAAGGTAAATGAGCACGGAACGTGTAGATGAAGCACTACTCATCATGAGAAGTTTGAGTGATGAGTACGACCAGAGCGTAAACCGCACAGTCAAACAACTCAAAGATAAATTTAAAAAACAACGAGAGTCTATTGACGCCATCGGCACTATGGTTAAAATGAGTGGTCTTGATGCCCAGACATCAGCAATACTTTTGCGTAGACTGCAAACCATAGTTGTCACGACCGCTAGTCTGATGCTTGATAAGTTTGATGAAACGAAGTCATCTCTTGCGACTCTGATTATTGAAGAACTAAATGAAAGTTCTGAAGTGCTTAATGGCAAGCAGTTAATCAGTGAAGAAGAAGCAAGTGACTTCCTGAAGCAACTATTTACGCCTGAACTTGACTATCAGATGGAATGTGAAATAGAAACTATAGTTGACAATGCTAGGGCAGCAAACAATATTTCATTTAGTCAACCACATGAATTAATTATGTCGGCTATTGCTGATGCAGATGAAGACTTTGTATCCAATATAATTTCTGTGTTTACTGAAGCTGCAAAAAACATCTTTACTGATGTAGTCCGCTTGACTATAAGGGACAAGAACGTCAAATGTGTGACGGTTACCCCTTGCGACGTGACGACAAAAGCAGAATGCTGGTTTGTACACGGAACAGATATTAATTTAACTAGTTCGTTTACGACTCACGGAAGTGGTTGCAAGTGTGTTCCGTTGTTTTATTTAAATGATGTTGCAGAAGAAGTGAAGTCCATTAAATCAGCGGATGAAGCCTTCGAATTACTGCCAACCTACGAAGCGAAGTCCGTCCTTGGTGACGGCAGGTACGCAAAGTGGTTGAAAGGTGATTCACTAAATGTATTACTAACTGTAGACGAAGACAATTCTGAACAAGCGTGACGTTTGCAGAGGATATGAAAGAACTATGTCAGTAGATTACGACAACGAAATTGTGATTCGCTTTGGCGATGAAGTAAAAGCCACCACAGACGGTAAAGTCCGTGGTTACCTTATACGCTTTGGTGGCAAAGACCTTGAAGGCGATGTCTTTTCACCTCAGTGTGACTTTGGGCGACCGTTGAAGATAGGTGATTCTATGCCAATGAATCTCTACTATGCTCACGGTATGGACCCGGTCGTTGGTAAGAAGGCTGTCGGCGCAGGTCGAATAGTTGTCAAAGAAGCAGGACTTTGGTACGAAGGTCAGATTCAAATGTCTGACCAGTATCGAGAAATGATTAAGAGGCTTGCCGTTGAAGGTCGCTTAGGCTTTTCAAGTGGAGCGGCTGGTCATCTCGTTGTTCGTGAGAAGTCTTTTGATGGTGACTCAAATCTATTGACAGTATGGCCTCTTGCTGAAGCAAGCCTTACACCACGTCCTGCCGAACCACGTAACCTTGCTTTTGCTAAGTCTTTATCTAACTTTGCGAGTCTTGTAAGCACTGATGAGTTCAAGGCTGAAGTCGGTGACTTGAAGGTCGGAGACAATGTTCGTTGGCAGTCATCTGGTGGCATGGCACAAGGACGTATTACTGCCGTATCCACGAATGGTCAACTATCTCCTAAACCAGCCGGAAAGCCAATGATTGGCACAGAAGCACAACCTGCTTATCAGGTGCGTGTCTTTGCAACTAACAACGATGGTGACGAAGAGTTGTCGGATGTGCTTACTGTTCATCGAGCAGGTACATTGACGAAGATAGAAAATCCTATGAAATGTGGCGGTGGTTACCCTAAACCTCAGATGATGCCTATGCCAGCGGTGAAACCTAAGATGCGAATGCCTGAAGTAAATACATATTCTTGGATGTACCCACGCAAAAAGCGTGTTATGTCCAACCGTCCATCAGCCGATGAAATGGCTGGTTACGGCATGGGTTACGGACTCATTGAAGAAGAAGATGCAATGGATATGTGTGGACCCGGCAAGAAGCGTCCATACCGTGGTGAGCCTGACGAGATGATGGGTGGTGGCGGTATGCCTCCTATGTACTCAGAGCGAGAGATGGAAGGCGTAGACGCACAAGGTCTTTCAAGCATCCTCTCCCACTTGATGATGGCTTACCAAGAGATGCTAACAGCACTCAATGAAGGTGAAGTTGAAGAAGAGGATATGGATGAGTACCATTCAACCCTCATGAACAATGTTGATACCTTCGGTACGATGTTACGTAGTTATATGTACAACCGTAAGCGTCCTATGAAGGAAGCGGTTGACCTGAAATGTATTTTCGCTAAGTCCAAGCCGACTAGCGTTACGGAATTCGAGCGACGGGTGCGTGAGGTACTCAGTCTTTCTCGCCGGGAAGCAAAAATGCTTGCTTCTCATGGGTGGAAGGCACTGTGCGATGCAGTGGAAGAAGCCGAAGTGGACGAAGTTGACTTTAAGTCAGCAGATGTTCAACCAGTGGAAGAAGTTGTTGAACAAACAACAGAAGACGCTGAGCCAGTAGTGACTGATGAAGTTGTTACTGAAACCGCTGAAGAATTGGTAGTAGTAGAAACTGAAGTTGTGGAAGCAACAGAAGAGACTGAAGAACCAGTTCAGGAAGATGTCAAATCGTATGATGATGAGCAAGCTCGTCGCATGCGAGATGAACTGACCCGCAAACTTCTCGCACAGAGAATGCAAAACTAGAAAGGTATAGATATGGATATTATTTCCCGTATCAACTCGCTTGAGTCCAAGATGGAAGCCAACAAGGCTACCGCTCAGGCTATTCTCGCAGACATGAACCTTGACCCGGCAGATGCCGCAACTTTGATTGAAGAGAATGAAGGCATTTCCCTCCGTATCAAGTCCCTGCGCTCCATCTCCGAGACAAATGCACTTCCATACGAAGCACCTAAGCCAGAACCAGCAGTAAAGTCTGCTGCTGACCGTGCTGAAGTTGATGCAATGAAGGCACTCCGCCTCCCTGCTGGCAACCGTGTTACCAACTTTGCTGGTGCTACGCAACAGGAGCGCGCACTCAAGGCTTACCGCTTTGGACAGTGGTTCCTTGGTGGACCTGCTGGAAATGCTAAGGCAGCAACATGGTGCCGTGAGCGTGGAATTGAAATCAAGGGTCACAACGAGTTCGAGAACGAAGTCGGTGGATTCCTTGTTCCTGAAGAGTTCCTCAACGACCTCATCGACCTCCGTGAGCAGTATGGTGTGTTCCGCCGTCTGACCCGTGTTGTCCCAATGACCTCTGACACGCAGTCCCGTCCACGCCGTAAGGGTGGCTTGACAGCGTTCTACGTTGGAGAAGGCGCAACCATCAACGAGTCCGAACTCAACTGGGACCGTGTTCGCTTGGTAACCAAGAAGCTTGGCGTTATTGCTAAGTTGACTGCTGAACTCAACGAAGACTCCACGATTGAAATTGCAAACACGGTTTCCGACGAAATCGCATATGCATTTGCAAACGCTGAAGACAACGCTGGTTTCAACGGCGACGGCACCTCCACATACGGCGGTATCGTCGGTGTCCGTGAGAAAATCAAGGGTCTTGACGGAACCATCGCTAATATCGCTGGTCTCGTAGTTGGAACCGGAAACGCTTACTCCGAGTTGATTCTGTCCGACTTCCGCAAGGTTATCGGTCGTCTTCCACAGTACGCTGACGGTGCTGGTGCACGGTGGATTGTTCACCGCTCCTTCTACCATGAGGTCATGTGTAAGTTGGCTGAAGCAACCGGTGGTGTTACTTCGACCGAAATCATCAACGGCATCCCACGCCAATACTTCATGGGTTATCCAGTGGAGTTTGCACAGGTCATGCCTAAGGATGAGGCTAACTCACAGGTATGTTGTCTCCTTGGCGACCTTCGCCTTGGTTCCATGCTTGGTGACCGCCGTGACGTTACGCTTGCTCTTTCCGAGCATGCTGCCTTCACGACCGACGAACTGACCCTCCGTGGTACACAGCGTTACGATATCAACGTCCATGACGTTGGAAACGCTTCGTCAACTGCGGCTCTTCGCCAGCCGGGTCCTATCGTTGGTCTGATTACGGCTGCTTCGTAATCACTTTGAAATTAGCCTAGGGGTTAGTCCCCTAGGCTGAGGATAAAACTATGGTTAGTTCGCAAGATAGCAAAATCATGACGATGCTTGCACCCGTTTCCGCAAACGGTGCTGCATTCACAACGACTACTCTTGACACTGTTCAACAGGGCGTCAAGGCAGACTGGGCTACTGTCTACGTCTACTTTGGTAGCGTTGGAGCAAACGTCACATCTGGTAACTTTAAGTTGACTGAGTCCGACGACAACAGCACCTTTGTTGATGTCGCTGGTACCACGACTCTTACCGTTACGGCTACAACCGACAACGGCAAGATTTGGGCATTCCAACTTGACACCCGCAAGCGACGACGTTACATCAAACTGGCTCTCACGGCTGGTGCTGGTCCAACTCTCGCTGCTGCTTGGGGTGAGTTGTCCCGCCAGAAGGAAGCACCTTCTACGGCTGCAACCCGTGGCGTAACCGGAACAGAAATTATTCTGTAATCCATAAGTGGGCAGGTGGGAAAATCCCACCTGCCCACTTGGTCTCTAACATATGAAAACAAGAGAACAAATCGCTTTAGATTTAGCACGTATGTGCAGTGCTGATAGGCAACCTGTTTTGTCGTCAGATGATTTGTTGACTCTAGTGGATGAAAGCCAACGTGGCTACCTTTGGGAACCAGAAACCGCATATCAAGTTGACGACATAGTTTTTCCGGCTACACGCAATGGTCGTATCTACGTTTGTATCGGAGCCGGTACAACAGGTGAGACCGAGCCGTCTTGGACAACTAACCCATACAAGGGCAAACTCCAAACAGATGGCACATGTGAGTGGGCTGATGATGGAAGTGCTTGGACTGAACGTTACGATGTCAAGCGAGCCGCTTGGCGTGGATGGCTACTAAAAGCACAACGCTGTACCGAGTTTGCTGATTCTAAAGATGAGTCTGTTGACATCAAGATGAATCAGTTGTATGAAAACTGTTTAAAGACGGCTGAAAGATACCGTCCATACAACATCTACTAAAAAAGACCTACCGGAAGGTAGGTCTTTTTTTCATGCGAAACACACCGTAGAGATACTACACCCCATGTAGACCACTGTCAACGCAGATTCCATAGATATGTGTTCAGACTTTGTGTACATTTATCTTGTCTATGTTTAATCAAGATGCTCTATCACCAATTCGTGCTGAGATGGTACGCCGTGCATGCAGTACGGAGGTACAAGTACTTCGTGACTTACCCCAGTCTGACGGCATGGGTGGAATCACATCTGATTGGCGACTCGTCAAGGCAGTCAAAGCAAGAATAGTTTTCAGTGACGGTAAAGAATCCCTTGAAGGTGGAGTGCTACAGGCTAGAAGCAACTGGCAGATTTATATGCCCACAGGAACCTCCCTGATGCCCAAGGACAGAGTTAAAGTTGTAAGTGGGACGATGAGGCAAAGAGTGTTTAATATCAAGTCTGTGGACTACGGTCGTTCAGATGCTTTATTGCTTATCGCTAATGCTGACGTTGTTTCTGATACTGGAGTAGATGCCCTATGAACATTGCTTACGGACGTTTATTCTTGATAGCCCTAGGTGCTTTTATGGTTGGCTTCGGACCTGAGTTCGACTCTAGTTGGAAGACACAACATATACCAGACACTGCATCTTTTGGCTTAGTCATGAAGGCATTTACTATCTCCTGTATTGAAGGACTTCAAGGCGGTGTACCAGCAGCAGTTAGTGCCTGTATCGCCTTCTTTATACGTCAGGATAAAGACGTACCAACGTTTCAACTTCAAAGTGCCAAACAGGCGGCTATCCAGCAACTTGAAGAAGAGATGAAAATAACAACTGTCGGAACGGTGCTCAGCCGTAATAAAGCGACACGGGAGACAGAAGATGTCATTTGATAGAGGTCTGAGCTCGGAAGAGATACAACAGATTGTTGCTGGTTTTTTCGGCAGCCTTGTTGGGGTATCACGGCAAAGTCATAAGAACATCGGTGGTCTGGTAATTGCTGTTCTGTCTGGCACAGCAAGTGCAACATATCTGACTCCGATAATTGCTGACCTACTAAAAATCAATGACCCTAAGTATATGCTTGGTTTGAGTTTTTTGATGGGGACGCTTGGTTTACGTGGTGTTGAGTTCATTACTGAAAAGTTGCAAATAACAAAAACAACAACAGAGGTAAAGAAGAATGGCAACGCTGATTAATGCCATATCGTCAGGCATTATTGCAGTATCAATAACTGGATTTATTGCTATGCTTCAAGCAGACCACAGCCCTCTGTCAAGTATGGCTTTACACATGCGGTTGTTGATAAAGTTGTCTCTTGCAATGATTGCCGCTGGTGCATTGATGAACGTGTTGTCGCTGTCAACTCCACCTGTTTCTGAGATAGTGTTAAATGTAGGACTTGCTGGATTGTTTTCATGGGCATTCGTTTGGCATAGAATGAGATGGAAAACGATAGCCAAAGGTGAATGTAGATGAACTTACAGAACTTTCGGATTGAAAAAGAACCTGCTCCAAGCACTGATTGGCGTGTTTACGGCAATATTTTTGATGATTCGGGAACGCAAATTGGCACGTTTGGTCCTGATGGAACTAGCATCAATATTTGGTGGGTTTCACAGGATGCAGACTTTCAGTTCAATATTGTTAGTCAGTTTGCGGTGATTATGGCTCAACAGATAACACAAGGAACTGCCGAATAATGGCGACTTACTATGTAGCCACTTATGGGTCAGACTCCAATAATGGCACAAGCCCAACCACGCCTTGGCTTAAGATATCTTTTGCCATCGGTGCTGCGACTGGTACTAATCCGGGGCTAATCGCTGGTGACACAGTCTGGATTGCACCGGGCGTGTATCGTGAAACTCTGAGTGCCGCTCTACCCTATGACGGTGGTAGCGGTACAGTCGGTAATAAAATCAACATCAAGGGTGACCCACTCGCTACCCAAGCGTGGACAGCCACAACCGCAGGTGTTGTGCGTTGGACTGTTTTTCCTACTGATATTACTAACCCTACATCAGCAGGTTACAGACAACTGCAAGCAACAAGCAAAAACTACATCAACTGGGAATCGTTATATTTTGATACTTGGACTAGTGGTTATACGATTGCACTTACGACCTGTCGTGGTTGGACTTTTACTAAATGCGTTTTTAGTGTAGTGCAATTAAATAATCAGATATTCCAGATGACAAATACGGCTGGAACTCCTTATGACTTTACGCTTGACCGGTGTGTACTTTTAAGTGCTCAATGTTTTAGTGTTACAGCCGAACGTCACACAAGCACCTACGATGTGAATATAAACATCAAGGACTGTATATTCTTAGGATGTCCTCCTACTGGTCAAGCCATGGTTTTTACACAATCCGGAACCGGTTCAGATGGTAATGGCGTAAAAATACATAACTGTCACTTCCAAGGATTTGACAGTCAAACTATCTATATCTCAAGCACTAATACGACACATCCAAGCATAGTCAAAAACTGCGTCTTGATTCGTGGCAACATCTTTGGTGCTACATCTGGTGCAGTTGTACAAACGTACAATCGTCTGATTATGGTAACGCTACAAAATACGGCAACCAGCGTGACAAGTGTTACCGCTGGTAGTGCTGGCGTGTCGTTAGCCTATGAACGCATCAATGGTCTAACTGGTAATGATACTTTTGCGCCGTATCCAAACAGTCCAAATATTGGATTTGGAAACAGCACTGGTGCGCCTACTGTTGACCTATATAACGCAACGTGGGCGGGAAATCCAGACGCTGGTGCAGTGCAAAAACTTGCACCTAGTGGTGGACTACTGATGCATCCGGGCATGACAGGAGGCATTCGTGGCTAAGTTATTCGTAAAGGCGCAATCCACATCCAGCCGCTCTGAGTACGTTTTTGTGCAGGATAGCACAAGCACGACAGGTGGTGGTAAAACTGGCATTACATATAACGCTATCGGCTTCACTGCTTATTATCTCAGGCCCGGTGGAAGCGCAACAGCAATTACACTTGCAACACAGACTGTGACTGGTGCTTGGTCATCTGGTGGATGGGTTGAGGTAGACGCAACAAACCTGCCGGGAATATATCGATTTGATATCCCTAATGCTGTATTTGCCACAGGTGTAGACCACGCTGTCGTGATGCTAAAGGGCGCATCTGGTATGGCTCCTGTGTCTTTGGAGTATCAACTTGTTGGATACGACCCAACATTGGATTCTGGTCTAATTTTAGCAATGGGTCCATACAAAGTCATAGCCGACGGACTTGGTGCTGACCAGCCTCTTGATATCATGCAAGGTGTACAGGCTCCTGTAAGTGTACAAGTCGTTGATGTCAATGAGAACGGTATTGATATTACCGGGGCTACTGTACAGGCTAAGGCTTATAACTCTGCTGGTACGCTTGTTGGAACGTATACGTGTACGCCAACATACGCCGCTGATGGTAGATGTACGTTCTTACTGACAACTGCTGTGACTAACGTTGCTGGTGTTTACAGTATTACGATTACACGGGCTGTTGGTGGGAATGTTGTTGTGTTTGGACCGTTGAAGGTTATGGTAAGGGCTAACTAATGAACATCACAAACATCGTACTTACACCTAATCCAACCAACCCAGCAGACTATAACGTTAAGGCTGATATGACCAACGACCAAAACGAAGTTATAGGCACATTTGGTCCGGATGGCATCGATGTTTTTACGTGGTGGGTTGCACAGGATGTTGAGTTTCAACAGAATGTAGTTATGCAGTTTATGTGGGTAATGGCTAGAGAGATTATGTCTGGAACGTCTGAATAATGGCTACATATTATGTGCAACCAAATGGTGCTGATTCCAATACGGGTCTTGGACCCTCTAGTGGAACAGCGTGGAGAACCGTTCAAAAAGCGTTAGGTGCTACTGGTGTTACTTCTGGAGACACCATATACATTGCTCCGGGTACATATAGAGAAACGGTTACTGTTGGTGGAACATACGCAAGTAATGTAAACATTATTGGCGATAGGAGGGCATCTCAATTTACTGGAATCAACTCAGGTTATATACGTATAACAGGATTGGTTACCGATGCATTAAACACATCAACATACCTAGGCAGTTTCGACACAAATGGAAAGTCTTATCTTACGTTTGAATCTATCTGGTTTGAACATAGGATTATTCTTTCAAATAACACAACCAACGTCACATTTATTCGTTGTCAGATAACAACTCCTCATCAACCAACTCCGGGCGCACCGAATCTAGCCACTGTTGAAATACGGACAACCGGGCAATTGAATATATTGTTTGACAAATGTTATATGCAGGGGTCTATTTATACTAGCGGTTCAGGAAATTCTACAAATACTCGATTTAATGCTTGTTTATGGGAAGCCGGAACATATTCAAGTGGGGCATTTGAATTAGCGAATTCTGGTTCACCTAGGATAATTATGTCGAACTGTACTATTTTCGGTGCTGCGGCTCAACAAATCTTTCGTGGTTATTCCCCTCCAGTGAACTCGCTATTTGTTTACAACTGTTTAATCATTCCAAGTTATACGTCACCAACATTTGGGTGTGGGGTAACCGACTGCATTATCGAAGACGCAAACGTTGGTTACATTTCAAGAGGTGGTGGAGTTAATTCAGGAGCAAATTCAAAGCAGTTGTACCATCGTGCTTTTGTTGGTAGTCCTGTATACATCAACCCTATCGACGCTGAAATAATGTCATATACGCCGCTTAATGGTGATGTCCTTATAGGCGCAGGACAACCGGCATATTCATTTGGTACGGACTTTTATGGTAATGCGTGGGCTAATCCACCATCTGTAGGTGCTTGTGAATTTAAGTCTTTCAATACAGTTAGTGCATACATACCAACAGAAAGAAATCAAACAACAATAACACTTGCTTCTGGTAGCACATCTCAATCAGTTGAAATATATCTTGGCTCTACAGGCATAACCGTAACAACAAGTGGACTAACTGCAAGATACAACAAAAATCGTACGTCTGACGTTGCTATACCTTTAGTTGCCAGAACCATCGCTCAACCTTGGATAGCAGGTGGTTTTGCTGAAGTCAACCCAGTGACAATGCCCGGTGTTTATCGTTTAGACATACCTAACGAAGCAATCGCTACTGGATACGTCAACACAACAATTGTTGTTCGTGGTGCATCTGGCACAAACGGTGCAGTGGTAACTATTCAAGAACCACAAGCCGTAGGCACTCAACTACGTATGGGTCCATTCACCGTACAAGCAGACGGAATCCTAACAGACGACAGACTCAAACTTATCCAAGGCTCTGTACACTCCATTGACTTCAAGATGGTTGATGCGTACGGCACAGGAGTTGACGGCACAGGCACTGTTGTTACTGCAAAGGTCTACAACGCCGCTGGCTTCCTTATCGACACATACACTTGTACAGCAATGTACGCACTAGACGGACGCTACTCATTCGCCATTGACTCAACTGTCACAGACAACGTAGGTATGTATACCATCAACATCTACCGGCAGATTGGCACGGAGACAAACGTATTCGGCAGAATGAAACTTGAAGTGCTATCACCGTAAGGCTAGACTAAACATATGAACGACCAGTACAGTTTTGCTAATATCCGTAAAGAACATGACGCTCTAACGAACGACTGGCGTGTATTTGGTCAGATAGTCAATCAGTGGTATCAGCCTGACCCTAACGACCCAACTCAGCCTGTTGACCCATCCACAGTTATTGGAAGTTTCGATAATCCTGATGTTGATGGTGTTCCACAAGGTACTTCGTTGTTTGGTTTTTTTACGACTTCAAGTTTACAGTTGCAAGAAGGCTGGGTAGACGAGTTCCTACAGCGTATGGCTTGGCATATAGTCAACGGTACAGGCGAATAAGATGCCTACGTATTATGTACGTCCTGACGGCAATGATAATAACACTGGCCTGACTCCTACCAATGCTGCTGGTACTGGTTCGTATAGGACTGTCAATAAGGCGTTGTCTGTTGCAGTTGGTGGTGACACTGTATGGATAGCACCGGGTACGTATAGGGAGAATCTTACATCGGCAGTAGCGGCTCAAGCAACGGTGATTACTTTTCGTGGTGATGCAACTCTTACACAGGTAGCTTGGGGTTCTGGTCTTACAGTCGGGCTTGTCCGCATAACTAATATTCAGACCAACGACTCTGGTTCAGCAAGTGGCACTACACTGTCAATACAAAATCAGTACAGTTTTTCAGACTTGCGGTTTGAAGGAAAAATAAGCGTAGGTACATATCTAACTACATCTTTTACTGATTGTGTTTTTATAGGCAATGGTTCTGAAAGTAGTATAGCCTTTCGCACGAATACAGCACCAGCAGTAGATAGATTAACATTCGATAGATGCATAACAGTAGACTTTCCCGTTAACTTTACTGTTGGTTTCAATAACACCACAACAGCACATAGAGTTGTGTTTACGAACTGTTTGCACTATGTATGTACAAATGCCGATAGAGCAACGATAGTAAGTCCCGGTGGAACATTCTCTTCATTTTGGCACTCATATAGTTCTAGTTCAGACGGCGTTGGACCTGCTTCTGTTTACATAAATAACACTTTTACTGCTGGGAAAAATCAACCCGGATATATTCTTACAAACTTTGGTTGGGGCGCAAGTCCGTCCCCATACGTAACAAACTGTTTGTTTTTATGTAATGCAACCACGGCTGTATTTGGTTCAGACAGAGGTCAAGTAATAGAAAACTACAACGCTGGATTGAATTTGACTCGGTCAGGTGTAAGTAGTGGTGCTAATTCATTCAGTGTGACAACATACCCAATTGATGTCAATGAGTCATATCTACAGGCATTTGCTGGTTACCTGCCATATACACCATATGTTGGTAGTCGTATTATAGGTGCTGGAACAACCGCTACAGCTGCGACTGTAACCGTTCCTACCGTTGACTTTTCAGGCAATGCATGGAATCAAACCAATCCAACGATTGGCTATATGGACAACAGGCAAGTTTCAACTGTTCCGGCAACGGCTGGTTACGTACCACTTGACCGTTCAATCCAAACGCTCACAGTAACCGCTGGTGAAACAGGCAAGTCAGTACACGTCTACTTAGGCTCTACCGGAGTAACATTCCAAACACCTAACCTTACTTGCTACTACGCACGTAACAACGGTACATCAGTCAACATACCGCTAGTGGCTGGTAATGCTTCTACATGGGTCTCTGGTAGCCTATTCGAAGTATCTGCCGTGACTATGCCGGGTGTATATAAGTTTGATGTACCTAACGCTGTAATAGAAGCTGGAGCAACTACTGCATCAATTATGTTACGTGGTGCTAATGCATTCAATGGTGCTTTTGTAAATATCAATATCGAACAACCGGCTCAGTCGGCTTATCTATCCACGCTTGGTTATAAGTTCTTGTCCGAGTACGCTGGCTCTGATGGTGTACTGACTGTAAACAAGCGAACGGTCACCACGGTCAAATGTCAGATAGCGGATACAAACGGCACTGCTGTTGCAATAGGCTCGTCTACGATGACTGTAGAGGTCTACACAGGCTCTAATGTGTTGCTTGCGTCATACACGCCTACTATTCAGTATGCGGGTAACGGTCATCTGACGTTTGTGCTTGATACACAGATTACTGGTACGGCAGGTACGTACAACGCTTATGCGATACGTTCTGCTTCTACGACTGATAGAGCGGTGTTTGGACCGTTGCAGATAAAGGTAAATGAACTGTAATGGCTACTTACTATGTGCGTCCTGACGGTAACGATACTAACACTGGGCTTGCTCCTACAAGTGCTGCTGGTACTGGTGCTTGGAGGACTGTTCAAAAAGCCATCACTACATCATCTGGTGGAGATACTATTTGGATTGCACCGGGTGTATATCGTGAAAACGTGTCTTTATCAGATAAGGCTACAAACGTAACAGTCCGTGGTGACGCAACGCTTACTCAAGTTGCGTGGGGGATTGGATTAACGGCAGGTCTTGTACGTATTTCTAACAACTTAACTAACGACGTGGGTACTCCAACTGGGTTAGTTTTAAATATAAATGGTGTGAGGGCAAACTTCACATTTCAAGACCTACGATTTGATGGTCAAGTATATTTATATCTTTTCGGATTAACTTCCACTATAACAACGCTTACTTTTTACAATTGTAATTTCAACTCAAATGGTCTTGAAATGACAATTTACAAAGCGGGTCCGCAGCAGGGAATTGTATATTTCGACTCATGTGTCCTAGTAGATGTCTCAATAAGAACGTTCGGTGACCAATACACTCCAAGGTCACATAAATTAATATTTAAAAATTGTTTAATGTACGCTACGGAAAATCTAACAACCGCAAGTACTACTGGACCAGCAGGAACTATCTCGTCATTCTGGTTCTTGGTGAATGCGGCATCATCGACCGACACAGTAGCGCTTCATAATTGCACTGTTCTTGCTGGTGCTAAATTACCAAATTATATTTTTGCTATCCATTCATGGAATGAAGTCTATCAACTCGGCATAAGAAATTGTTTAATTTTATGTAATGGACTAGTGAACACGTTCAAGGCAGACAGAGGTAATTCATTATTTGTGACTTACTCAGCGGGCTATAACCTAACTCAATCAAACGGTATTACATCAAATATGGTGGTATTAAAAACTGTACCAGTTGACTACAACGATGGATATATGCAAGGAGTATTTAACTACTTGCCGTATACACCAATTCCTGCAAGTGTCCTTATCGGTGCTGGTGCGTATCAAACTGACGGTGGAGAACAAACTCCATCAGTAGACTTTTCAGGCAACGCTTGGAACCAAGCAAACCCAACCATTGGGTATATGGACAACAGACAAATATCGACTGTTCCATCAACCGCTGGCTACGTACCACTTGACCGTGCTGTACAAACCATCACCACAACAGCAGGTTCTACCGGCGTATCAATTCACATCTACCTAGGCTCTACAGGCGTGACATACCAAACACCTAACCTAACGTGCTACTACGCTCGTGACAACGGTGCATCTGTACAGATACCACTCGTCCAAGGCAACGCATCTACTTGGATATCAGGTGGACTGTTTGAAGTTTCATCAACAACAATGCCCGGTGTTTACAAATTCGACATCCCTAACGCTGTGATACAGGCTGGTGCTAAGTCAGCGTCAATCATGCTCCGTGGTGCTAACGCTTTCAACGGTGCATTCATCAACATCAACATAGAAGGTGAACCGCAACCGAACTACGTGTCCACTAACGAGTTTAGGCTTGCATCTGAAGACGCTGGCTACAACAATGTACTAGAGTTGAACGCTAACACGGCGACTACCGTGAAGTTGCAGTTGTTGGATATGTATCAAGCACCTTCTAATATTGCTGGTGCTACGTTGTCAGTTGAAGTTTATAACAGTACAAACAACTTAGTCGCTTCGTATACGCCAACTGTAAGATATGCAGGAAACGGCGAGATAACCTTCGTACTATCTACTAACGTAAGTGCTACGTACGGTGACTATAACGTGTATTGTACAAAGACTAGCGGCTCAACTGATTCTGTTGTTTATGGACCGCTGTCGCTTAGGATTAGGAGACTGTAGTGGCAACTTATTACGTCAGGAACGATGGTGCGGATGCCAATACTGGTCTTGGACCCGGTCGGTTGCAAGCGTGGCAGACGATACAGAAGGCGTTAGGTGCGGCTGGTATTTCGTCTGGTGATACGGTTTATATTGCACCGGGTCGGTACAACGAAACGTTGACCATCAACATGATTTCTGCTACGGTTGAAACTCGTGTACTTGGTGACCCAACGTGTACTCAGTTTAATGACATCACGCCGGGTGTAGTTAGGTTGACTAGTACAGCGGCAGACACAGGCTCTAACTTTTCAGGTACTGCTATAACAGCAACTTCAAAGAACTTCCTGACATTCCGTAAACTGTTGTTTGATAACTGGAATACTGGCTTTAGTGCAACGACATGTACAAACTGGACTATAGACCAATGTGCTTTTATTTGTTGGAGTAATGCTGGCACTATCGGCAGTCCAAACAATGTGGCATTGAATTTTATTTTTACTGACAATATAGTTTTATGTAGAACGGCTTTAGGTTCTGTTGTCTTAGCAGTTACACATGCTGGTTCGTCGGCTATAGAATCAAATACAATTATTGCAAACAATTACTTCACTGGTGGAAATGTTGCTAATGGTTCTGGTAACAGTGCTATTTTTATGTCAGGTTATACACCGGCTAACTCACTCGTGTTCAACAATACATTTCATCAGGTTCACAGATGCTTAGAAGTATCTGGTGTTACTGACGCAACACTACAGGCAAAATTCTATAACAATTACACACAACAATGTAGTTATTACTATGCGAATGCAAATATATCAAACGCAATTTACGCTGACTACAACAGGTTTGCGTGTGGCACAACTAGTTTCTTTAATGTTTCTGTAAACGTAGTCAATGGTTCAAACAACTTGACCGTAAATCCATCACTGTCTCACGGAATGGAACGACTGTTTGGTCTTGGCGTAAACGACTGGTATGCACCACGCCTAGGAAGTAACCTTATCTCATCTGGTACGCCTAACTCGCCTTCAGTTGGTATAACTGCTTCATCAGCCGAAATACCATTAGGTGGAAACGCATATGTTGTTGGTGACAAAGTAGTCTTCCTAACCACTCTTGGAAACATCACGGCTAATCAGATTTATACTGTCGCAACAGTTACTTCTACGACATCCTTCACTTGTACGGGATTGACTCCATCTACTGCTGGAACAATCGTACATAGACGATACATACTAACAACAGATGCGTTTGGAACTGCATATCCTTCATCTAGTCAACCAACCATCGGCATGGCTAACCGTGTAGACCTTAGCACTATCGGTCAGTACATACCAACTGAAAAGCAAGTAACTACTTATAGAACTACACCCGGCTCACAAAGTCAGACTACCTATGTATTCCTAGGTGTTACCGGCATCTCGTTCAACACGCCTAACCTTGTTTGCTACTATGTAAGAAACAACAGTGCTACAGTAACCGTACCGCTTGTTATTCAGACACCAACTGGTGCGTGGGTATCTGGTGGATTCTGTGAAGTAGACTCAATCAAACTACCGGGCTTGTATAGGTTCGATATCCCTAACGCAATGATAGCAACCGGTACGACATCGGCTTCGTTTGCTATCAAGGGTGCATCTGGTTCTAACGGTGCGTATGTGACCGTAGAGTTTGACCAAGCATCGATGTTGATTAGTACTCCCGGCTACAAGTTGATAAGCGACCAACTCGGTGCAAACGATGAACTAGATATTGTTCAAGGAACACAAACAACAGTCAAGTTGCAGATAGTCGATACGTATAACACAGCAGTGCCCGTAGGAGCTGCTACGTGTACCGTAGAGGCGTATTCAGCCGGAAACCTGATAAGTACTTATACGCCTACTATTCAGTACGATGCTAACGGTGAAATGACGTTTGTGCTTGATAGTGTTGTGACTGCTAATCCGGCTGAGTATAAGTTGTATGTGAGGCGCAACAATGGTGGTTCCGATACAACAATACACGGTCCGATGATTGTTAGAGTGAAGAGGAAGTAATGGCTACTTACTACGTCCGTAATGATGGAAACAACGCAAATACTGGATTGGGTCCAACTCCATCACAAGCGTGGCAGACTCTAGCAAAGGCGTTAGGGGCATCCGGTATTTCTTCAGGAGACACTCTTTACATTGCGCCGGGTCGTTACTATGAGTTCGTAACCATTGGTATGACAAGTGCTACATCCGAAACACGTATTATCGGTGACCCAACAGCAGCACAATTTGCAGATTTAACTCCCGGTCTTGTTAGGTGGACTGGATACATTAATGACACTATTGGAACATCCGGTACAGGTTCAATATTATGTACTGGAACATCAAAGAATTACCTAACTTTTCAAAATATACGATTTGAGGCACCATCAAATAGGGGACTAGAACTAAATACGTGCAGGGATATTAAAATAGATAAATGCGTATTCTTAGGTTCTACGGTAGCCGCTAACTTATTATTCTTCTCAACTACTAGTAATACGGTTGCAAATTTAACGTTAACAAATAATGTTTTTTATAGAGAAGCGGCAATGGTTGTTCACTCAAACGCCATTTTAATAACGCTTACAGGTACAGCAGATTACGACGCAAATGTATTTGTTGCCAATAACATTATTCTTGGTGGTGGTAATGTTAATAGTGACCAAAGAAACAGTAATGTACAGGTAAATGGCTATACTCAAGGCTATTCTTATTTTATAAACAATACATTGGGAAATGCACAGTCTATTGGTATTGCAACAAGTACAACATCATCATCATTTCCTATACGTCAATATGATGGTTTAATTATTTCAACTCCAAATATGTCATCACTGTTTAGTGAAAAGTTAGTTGGGTTGACTCCATACGACCCATATGGACCACGTCTTGGTAGCACGATAATTTCCGCTGGTCAGCCAACGTCTGCTACTGTGTCAATAACTAGTGGAACAGCAGAAATACCGTCAGGTGGTAATACGTATTCTGTCGGTGACAGAGTCCAATTCACATCTACCGTAGGTAACGTTGTTGCTTACAGTATGTACGTTGTGGCAACAGTAACAAGCACCACTTCTTTTACTTGTACTGGACTAACTCCTACTGCAAGCGGCACAACAAATCACAGAAGGTATCGTAACGACGTTGACATGTTTGGTACACCATATACGCCAAGTAGTGCATCTACTTTAGGTGCAATTGCTTTAAAAGCACAAACAAATGTTGGTCAGTACATACCGCAAGATAAACAAACGATGGCTGTACGGCTAACACCCGGCTCAACCAGCAACGCAATCACAGTATTCCTTGGTGTTACCGGACTTACATCAACTACACCAAACTTAAACGCTAGATATACACGCAATAATGCTACGTCAGTTGCTGTACCTCTAGTTGCACAAACAGTTGGTGGAGCATGGGTCGCTGGTGGTTTCTGTGAAATCGACCCAGTCAACCTTCCCGGCTTCTATCGATTCGACTTACCGAATCAAGCCATAGATAACTACACAACATCGTTAGGCATTGCTATCAAGGGTGCAGTCGGTACTAACGGTGCATACATCACAGCGGAACTTGAACAATCAACAACGCTTATCAGCACAACCGGCTACAAGTTAATCAGTGACCAGTTAGGTGCTAACGGTGCGTTAGATGTTATCAAGGGTTCGTCGATTACAGTTAAACTACAGATAACTGACGTAAATCAAAAGCCAGTACCTATCGGCTCTGCTACGTGTACTGTTCAAGTCTACTCACTCAACAACTTAGTGGCTACGTATCCTACAATAATCCAGTATCAGTCAAACGGTGAAATGACGTTCGTGCTTGACACGGCAGTGACTACTGCTCCCGGCTCATACAACATCTACGTAAACCGCAATAACGGTGGTTCTGACACAGTCGTCTACGGTCCAATGAAGTTGACGGTAAGCAACCTATGAAAGAGGGTTTGAGCGACATACAGACGGCTATGCTATTGGTCATGTCTGCGGCTGACACAAGCCTAACTTTGACTATGCGTAATATGCAGAAACTTTCTAGTCGCCGTGAGTTCGAATACGTCAATCAAGATGTCGAAGATTTGTATCAAGACTTGCTTCAGGCTATGGCTCATGTAAGTGATGCTCAGTACTGTGTAGGTATGCTTAAGGCTAAGATTGAAGCCGACACTCCTTAGTTGTTTATATACTGACAACAAAAGACGTATGATTTCACTATGTCAAGAGTAAAAGATAGAAAACTAAAGGCTATGTTCCGTACATTGGAGCGTCTGCCTTTTGAAGCATGCAAAATAGGTCAATCTGTTGCACAGCAGAAGGCTCCAGTTGCATCTGGAAAACTACGTGACTCCATCAAAGTGAGTTCGTCAGTTGCTAACCCTAACGCCATTGAAGCAGTTTTGTATACACGTCGTCCATACGCACCGATAGTTGAACTGGGTAGTCCAACACAACCGGCACAACCATTTATGGCTCCGGCATTTACACGTATGTCTTACCACGTAACTAGGACTCTAAATAAACTCTAATGGCTATTGAATGGGTTGATGTCATATCGTGGATATACAAGACTTTATCTGAAGATGATGTTCTGGCTGAATTGCTTGCCGGTACGTCAAAGGTAAAGGGATTTCAACAAGCCGTGTACACAGATATGGCACCACAAGTTGACCCAATAAGTGGGCAAAGCCCACTAGCCCCATTTGTCATAGTTGCCTTAGCGGATGGTGGAGTTGATGAACGGTCACTATGTGGCTCACGGTTTTTGGCTAATCCAACACTACGCATTACCACGTGGGATAGACAAAGTGGAAGTGTGTCATACGCTCGGATAAAACCAATAATGGATAGAGTGGATGAACTCATAGACAACAAAGAGTCATACACAACTCCACGCTTTTGGATTCGGAGAGATAGTAGCGATGTTATCTTTCCTGACCCGTCAAGTGGTATTACTGATTACGGAATTACGGCAACTTACCAAGCAATGGTTACGGTTGAAATAGGAGTCTAGGATGCCTTCAGCACAAGTTACACGTGCTAATAATATTAGCATTGTTTACAAAATAGGAGCAGACGCACAAGCTGGTACGCCTATCGGCACAACTGCTAATACTCCTGTAACGCAGTTGAACTGCTTAGCCCGTTCATATACTCGTTCCACGGAAATTGGTACTGTTGAAGCCGGTGCGTTCTGTGATACTGAAATGAAGATGGCGAGTACTCGCAAATCTGGCACTATTGAAATGGAAGTACTTGTACCGACGACTGGTACATATCCTATATTCCAAGGGTCAGTCGGATACTACGTATCAGTTCAAGCGGTCATAAACTCCTCTACAACCGTATTGGACTTTGGGTTAATAACTGCCGTATCCGTCAGTGCCGAAGTCGATGGAATCATAACTGAGAATGTGACTATCACACTTGGTGTAAGTGGTGTTGAGTCCTTCCACTCGGCAGCGTAATAGGAGAATATAAATGCCATCAGCACAAATTCAAACAGCACAAAATATCAGCGTAGGTATATTTCTTGGTGGTAACTCACAAGGTAGTGGACTTACTCCCGGAGCTCCAAGTTCAGCAGTAGGTACTGTTGTTGAGAGACGTTGTCTAGCAAGAAGTTATAGCCGTTCTTTGGAAATAGGAACCGTAGAGGCTGGAGCATTTTGCGACACTGAAACAAAGGTTAGCCCAACCCGTAAATCTGGAACGATTGAAATGGAGTTGCTGTTGCCGACTGGTACAGCAGCATTATTCCTTGACAAAGAAGGATTCTATATCAAGGTCACTGCCACGATTGGACCTACTACATACACGGACTTTGGACTTATTACCTCAACTGGTATCAGCGCTGAGGTTGACGGCTACATTTCAGAAACGCTTACAATCGTGCTTGGCGTCAACGGAATAACAAGTTTTGGCGGCGTCTAATGGCTGCTATCACGGCTAACAACATTGTTGTATCAGTAGAGATTTCTAATGGTACTCAAGATGGTAATCCATTGTATACATTCTTTACAATGGACAACATTAGTTGCCTAGTGAGGTCTTACAGTAGGCAAGGTAAATTAGCATCAATTGACTTGTCGTCAATAGCAGACACTAGTGATAAATTATATTTTACACGTGGCAGTGGCACTGTAGAACTTGAAGTTTATGTAGACACTACTTCTATACAAAGTTTTCAGGACAATGCATTACTATTTCACCCTTATTTAAACCACTACTGTAAGGTTCAGGCAGAGATGCCATGGATACTTTATGGCTCCACTTCAGTGATAGATGAGGGTGTTATTAGTGATGTATCACTGTCAATGGACTTAGATGGTATCCTTACTGAGAAGGTAACAATTACAATTGGCACGTATGGTGTCGGTGGATAGTTACCGTATTTAAGGATTACTATGGGATTACAAAGTTTAAAAACAGTTAAACCAAAGGCTACTCAACCTAACTTGGTTATCGACCTAGCCGAATTTGCTGGAGAGGGAACTCTTACATTCCGTGCTCCAAAAGCAGCCGACATCTTTCCTGATGCAAATGAGTTGCGGGATGCAAAGATACAGTTTCCTGAGTTCAAGGAAGCTATGCTCCAGTCGATTCTTGTGATGGGACGCACATATGTTCCAGATGAAACTGACAACGGTCAAGCGATTACACCTTGGCGTTCTATCGCAATCATTGGTCGTGAGAACAGTGACTTGTTCTTCTATATGTTGGCTCAGTACGGAACTGCCTTTCCACAAGATGACATTACTGGTAGGAAAGAAGTGGGAAACGACTCAGCGGAGTAGCGCAACTTGCTTTGTACTACTCCGTAAAGTATTTGCATAGGCACCCGGCGGAGACTGACCTAGACTTTGATAGATTAAGCGAGTTAGTCTATATAGGTCAAATGCTAGATAAACGTGAAGAAGAACTAGCAATGATAACAGCAAGGGCGTTGGGTGCAAAATGACATTACGTGAGCTTGAGATTAAAGTCAAAGGTACGAACATTCGTCGTACCGAAGCCGACCTTGCCAAGCTCGAAACGCAAGCCAACAAAGCCGCGGCGGCTATTCAAAACCTACAAAAGACATTTAGTAGTGCCGCGGCTATGCCTAAACTCTCGATAACTGGGCGTGTAGGTGGTGGTGGTGGACGTGGTGGCTCTGGTGGTGGCGGTGGTGGTGGCGGCGGCGGCACATTTGATGGGATGTCAAATGGTATCAATAAAGTCTCTGGTGCGATGGCAAATATGGGTCGCATCTCAGCCTCACCTATTTCATTAATTGGTAAATTTGGCCAGACGATAAGTACAGTCAGTCAACTTGGAACTAGTGCATTTAGTGCCATGGGAACTGCTATATCAAGCTTAGGTGGTGCCGGTGGTCCTATAGGAATGGTTGTTGCTGGCATAGGTGCAGTAGTTGGTGCTATTGGCTCTGTGTCTGGTGGCGCATTGCAGATGTTCTCTGGTGTGCTTGGAACTGTTGCTAATATTGCTAGTCAACTTATAGGTGTCCTTGCTAATGTTGCTGGTGGCATTATAAGTGTTGGGGTAGAAGCAACTAAAGCAGCCGTAAGCCTATCTGCCATGTTCCTTCAACAGCAGTTTGCACAGTATGTATCTTATGAACAGCAGATACGTGGACTTGCGGCATATGAAAATAATGCACAGTCCCTGACGGAAACATTGGGTCGCTTGAGACAACTTGCCAAACTTCCCGGTCTAGCCTTACCTGAAGTTATTCAAGCCACAGTTGGTCTCCGTGCAGCCGGTATGGATGCTGAAAACGCAGAACGTTCCATCATGGGATTTGCACGTGCTCTTGCCGCCGTTGGTAAGGGTAAAGCAGACTTTAAGGGAGCAATGCTTGCACTTCAACAAATCGTTACCGCCGGTAAGTTGGAAGGCGATGAAATCAGACAGTTATCTGAACGTGTTCCTCAGATTCGTATGGTGTTGTTGAAAGCATTTGGCAGTGCTAAGGGCGAAGAAATCTCCAAGATTATGGAGCAAACTGGTAAGTCAGTTTTTGATGTCGTTGACATGATTAATACTGAAATGCTGAAGTTGCCAAGTGTCTCTGGTGGCGTAAGTACAAACCTTGAAAACGTAATGGATGACTTGGCTGAAGCCACACGTCCAGTTGGTCAAGGGCTTGCGGCTATGTTTACGGCTTCTCAACCGGGCATGCAGAGTCTAATTGAAAACATTAGTCAAATATCTACTGCAATTGGAGAAGTTTTTTACTCCATTGGTACTAGCGGTGTAATTCAAGAAGCACTTGCAAGTCTATTTGGTTTTGTAGATACAAAATCCCTTGTTGATAACTTCAGGGAAGCAGCCGCACGTATTGGAAGTTATATTATTGCGGCTGTGCAACAAATTCCAGTTATATACACTGCTCTAAAAGAAGGTGCAGTTGCTTTATTTAACTACTTAGGCACCGTAGGTCCACAATGGGCAAACGACATTGTTTACTGGGTTCAATATGTTGGACTTTACTTCAAGGACGTTTTCGATGCTATCGTTGGTTACCTTCAACCATTCTTATTAGCAATGAAAATGGCGATGGGTTCATTAAAGCAGTTTGCTACGGGAACACAAGCACTTAAAGAAGGAAATATAGTAGACGCAATTGGTTACTACGGAGGTGGGGTCGCTGAAATGATTGGCTCCGCCCTAACATCTTTTGTTGCTCCAACCATTGGCTTAGGTATTGCCGGAGGAGTTATGGATGATTCAGCAGCAGCCCGTAACACGAAAATTGCAGAGCTAGATAGGAAACGAGCCGCTGGAACTCTCGTCCCTAACTTATTTGGTGATATCAAAAATGCCTTCAATAGCGTACCTGAACTAGCAAATATTGGAAAAGCATTTGGCAGTGTTGGCACTAAAGCAGATGATATCTATGGTCGCATTGCAAAAAACATGCAAGGCATGCCAAACTTACCAGATGGTCTAAACTACGGCAATCGACCAGTTCAGCCAACTGGTGCAATAGGTGGTGGAAATAAATCACTTGATACGCTCAAAGAGATTGCTACAAATACCGGCAAGACGGCTGATAGACTTTCATTGCGTACTCAGACTCTCGGTGGTGGTGAACTCGCTAAGTTAGGAGTTACGCCAACTGAACTTAGAGGTGGAGCACGTGTTAACTCACCGGGTCTAAGAACTGCCCCAAGTTTGATAGAACAAGGTTTACGTGCTTTCATGAATGAGCAATCACGCAAAGGTGATGTAAACAACCCGTTCCGGAGAAGTTAAATGGCTACAGATTGGCCAGTAAAAATAGAGTTAGATGTACCAGAGAAGCGTGTATCTGTACCTAGGTATTGCGTTGCTGGTGAAGGCTCTACATGGAATATGCGGAACACTACAAGCACTATCTTTGTAGATGCTGTTACCGGTACTGCAATGCTTTCTCCTTTGCCACTGACTCCTACGTGGACGACTAGTGGTGCTGGTAACTACGCGCGGAAACGCCTTACCGACTATGACACATTAACTGAACCAACTAAATGGAAGGAAGTTAAATTACTACACTCCACAGACTATTACATAACATCTGAGGGAGTAAACACTGTTGCGGTGTTGAGTGAAGTTCTTCCGTCTAATCAACCTATGTATGTTTCATTCTTTATGTCTGGAACTAAAAAAGCGAACGAGACTGTTGCTTTTAGATGTGGGTGGAATTATGGTCAGGCCAATGAAGTACGACTTGACGTCATGGCTGGTGGTGCAATTGTTGTTTATAAAGGCGCACAAAAACTAGAGAAGTACGACTCTACAAAGGGTGGTATGCGTCCCGGTGGCATGAAGTTGTATTCAATGTCTCCCGCAAATACTTATGTAAACCTTGTCTTGATGCCTTGTCGAAAACGTGAACTTCTTGTAATCAGCAATTACGGAACAAACTTCTGCCATACATTTGAAGACTTAGACCCAGATGTTGGTGACCCAAATACAAACGACATTACACCAAGTTCTAAGTTTTACTGGTATGTTCCAGCACCATTTCATCCGATGGTTCAAGTTGCTAAGTGTAAGTTTGAAACATCTGGAACAGTTTATGGCGGGAATACAACACTACGTGCAATTCCACCGGTAGGTACTACATTTTCAGGATGGGCGGCTGGTGCTGACCGGATAGGTCCAAACTCAGCAACTATTACATCAACACTTGGTGTCGTGAAAGCCGATTTAACAGCATGGAATCCATCCGTACCGGTTGCTGATGTAGCAGCATCAGCAGTACTAACTGGAGATGGAAATGCTACTTGGGGTGTATATGCAATTGACTTATTTTCAACACCAACAACAGTAAATACGTATAACGGCTCTATCGATATTACAAACTATATTCAAAGTCTAGAGTGCTCTGTTGATGAAGACGGCACTCAAACAGTCAAGATGCAGACTCGGTATGGATTACTTTACGATGATGCCGCTGTTGACAATAGTTTGTATCAATCAGATAGACCATTTAGAATTGCCATAAAAAAGGGCGATAACACATACTTAGATATATGCCGTGGGACATTTGATTCTCCTGAGATAACTTACGAGCCGGGTGACTACTCAATGCTTTACCCTTCTATGTCATTTGAAGGAAAAGATAGGTCACGTGAATTTGAACTGATGATGCTTATTGACTCAGTCCCGTACGATGGAACAGAGTTGGATTATGCAGTTAAAGACCTATTGGCTATTTGTGGGTATGGTTCTGGTGACTACTATATCAATATCCCAGCATTTCAACTTCCATACTCCCCTATCATTTCGACGGGTAAATGGAGTCTTGCTCCTGAACGTGGAGATACTGTTGCAAAGTGGTTAAACCAATTATGGAATGACTACGCACAAACATACACTCGTGGCTGGATGCCAACCAGCACTGGATATAGATACTGTTTTATAAGTCCATCAGTCTTATCGAATACTGTAATGATGAACTTGTATGAGAGAGATGTTGAGGCTAGTAATGCATCAGTGCCAAAAACACTAAACAGTAAAAGGACGATACGTCAACTATCACGTCATTATGAGGCAGCTGAAGCCAATCACATACAAGTAATTGGTCGTGACCCACGGACAGATAGACTTATATTTAGAAGTTATAACGATGCGGCTAGTCAGAATCCAGCAACTGCACCGGCGTCACGTCCAAGAAACTGGCGTGGTCGTACTTGTAGTGTTGTTCATATTAATGAGTCCATAACGACTGATGATGCGGCTCAAAGAGCACTTGACGTTCTTGTTGATAGACTTACACCGGGTCGTGACTTAGTGGAGTGGACTTCAGATTTTCTTGTTAGGAACACTGATGACAGACCACTTTGGATTGGCGATGTTGTTCGAATACATAACATAAACGCTTCAACATATGAGTACGAGACTGCATATTCTGACTACAGAATCATAGCAATACCAAGCATAAATTTTACGTTTGAGCCAACAGCACGACCTAAGGTTCGTGAGGCAAGATATAGGGGTGTGAGAATAGGTCCAGCCGTAGTTATAGGAGGCTAGTCATGAGTTGGTTTAGTTCAAAATTGAAACGATGGTTCGGCATTGAAGAACGCAACCTCATCAAGGGTGTTGATAAGGTTCTTGTATCTTTGGCTGAAGACATGGCGATGGCGAGTGCGATGAAAGCCCTAGAGCCACAGTTAGGTTCTACGCTGACAAAGACTATTGTCAAGCGCATCAAAGACAAAGAGAAGGGCACCCCTTCAGATAATGAAATCCTTGAGTTCCTTGTTGTCGAAGTAATCAAGAATCTGCCCAAGAAGTAATTGGGCAAGTGTTCCGTAATCCAGTAAGGTTTGTATATGCGACCTACTAATCGTCCTATAGCGATAAAAGCACTTGAGTTGGCTATTGCTAACATAGGTGTTACAGAGCTTGGTGTCAATCGTGGTGTGGCTGTTGAAGCCTATCAAGCATCATGTAAGCCACCAATCCCAGCGGGTAGTCCATGGTGTGCAGCGGTTGTTCGTTTTAGGATGAAGCAAGCGGCTACGGCTCTTGGTACAACCTACGACACGACTTTTCCACGTAGTGGATACACGCCAGACTGGTCGAATTGGGCTAAGGAAAACGGTTGTTGGATATCAGTTGCTGATGCTAAGGCAAGCGTTGCGAATAAGGCTGGTCGTGTGTTGCCGGGAGACTTGGTGTTGTTTTACATCAAGCCACTTGGTCGCATCGGTCACATTGGGGTTATTCAGTCTGTTCACTCTTGGGGTGTATGGACAGTAGAAGGTAACACTTCACCTGAGCCTTCTGATGCATATGCTGTTGAGCGTGACGGTGACGGATATTTCCGTAAGAAGCGAAACTGGTCGGAACTAGGCACTTATGGTGGAGTGCTTACGGTTAACTTTTAAGAGGTGTCATCATGGGTAGAAGTATGATTGGTCCACTGCGTACTGAGTCTGGAAATCTCCGACAAGCAGACCGAGAGAGAATATACAAAGTTGCTAGTCTAACCGGCCAGATTGGTGCAGCACGAAAACGTGGCAACGACGAACGTGTCGCTAGTCTAACCAGTCAACGTGATGCTGAAGTTTCTAAATTGAAAAAGAGGGTTTCTGGCACATCATATGGTAGTGCCCTAACCGCAGCGTTGTCTCCTACACGTTCTGGTGGTATCCGTCGTGAACTTGGTGAAATTAGACGTAGGGCTAAAGCAAATCCGGATGTTTACGGTAAGTTGGTTCCGGGTGGGAATGCAGCAAGTAACCGCGCTCGTGGGATAACCAACTAAAGCCATGGGTGGAACACCTACTTCTGGAGGGTCTAGGACACGTGCTGAGGCTAACCTTGCAGTACGTGCTCCAAAGCCAGAGCCACTTATCCCAAAGCAACGCCAGATGTTTAGTAAGGTTAGTACATCTGATTTACTGAAAGCACGTGACATCACTACTCGTCTAGCGGCTGGTACTTTTCGCCCACAAGACCAACTTGTTGTTCGTCGGCTTCAACGTCGTGGTGGCAATACGGGTAAGTTAGCAAAAAAGCTAGAGAATGAAAATTCTCGTAGTGATACTCTCCGCCGGTTGAACAATGAGATTGACCTTAGGACTCAAGATAAACTGAAGAAGTAGTTGACAATCTGGCAGTTATGAAGTAGAGTAGGTTCATGGGAAGAATGGACCTACTTTTTTCTTTGCGTCGTCAAGTTGACGTTGCAGTAGAACAATTCGGATTCTGGAGTGAAATGGCGTCAAGGCGACCATCGTTCCGTTCTGTGGAAACAAAGGCTCTAGAGGACGCTGTGGAGGCTTGTATGGCATATTGGGATGCGCACTCAGTGAGTGCTTAGATGTTAGAATGCCAATATGTTGACCATAGGACTATTAGAAGAGTTCAAGGAGGTCGTAGCACCTTGCTTGAAAGACAGCATTATGGCTAGTGCCTTTCGTGGTACTGCATGTGTAAACAAACGAGAAGTAAAAGATTTTGTTGTTCTTGTTACTTGGATTCCACTTGGAGTCCGAGCAGAAGTGAAAATAATCATTAAACAAAACAACCAAGAGGAAATGATTTACTCGATGTTTGTGAATGATTACCAGACTGAGTTAGTAGCCCACGTTGTACGTACATGGGCTGTTACTTATGAGATGCACTGCGATAGTGCTATTCGCTCTGTCCGTCGGAAGTCTGCTTTTGAGAAGTAGACTGTAATTCACCGCAGTACTTAACAACCTTCGCAGCAATCTCTTCATCATTTGTCAGTGTTGCCGTTAGATACCAGAGGCACTTATACAAGTCACTCGATGCATCTTCACCCGGCTTCTTACCGGCTCGCTTGATGTACTTGACGACCATTGATAGGTCACCATTCAATCCCCAGTTCGTGTAGACAGAACGTGCAGATATGTTTGAGCTTACATCGTTGTAGTGTTTAGGGATTACCTTTGATTCGTCAAACATTCTCTCGTTCCTCTTCCCCAATCATGATGGCGTTCTTAGTCTTGCCGGTGTTGACTTCAATCTGTTCTGGTACCCAGATGTAGCCGTTCTTGCGGCAGTAATCCTTAGCCTTGCCGCCACCACCAATAAGCATGACTAGCAGTGGTGTAGAACCGGCTCGTTCTTTTGCAACGGCTAACTGATATTCCATGACTTCAGTGCCACGGTCAAACATAACGTTGAAGCGGCTTGCATATGCACCCCAACCTTGCGGGACACCGATAAGTGCTTTGTCAAAGTGGTCAGTAGCCAAGTTCAAGTCAACGTAAATTTGGATTCCATATGACTGCCAATAACGTGACAGCCAGCGTTTACGGTAGATGTCGTAAAGAACTTGGATATCAGCGTAGTCGTTGTTTGTTGAATAATTCAACTCAGTTAGTGCTGTACAGCCAGACTTCACGATAGGAGTAGGGTCTTTCCAAAGGTTCTCCCACCGTCTGTCTTCGGTATACATGTTGTATGTTCCACCGAACTGTTTCTTACGGCTGATAGCACCCCAAGTGATGATTGGTGTCATGACTGACCGTGCTTGTTGGTTCAGGTCAAGTACTGGGATGCCCCAATCGTTGTCAGATGGAAACTTTGTATGCATGTAATGCCATGGTGTTTCACGGGCATCGTACTCTTCTTCTTCATCTTCTGATACACGTGAGTTTCGTTCTAGGGGTTCATCTTCACCGTTGATGATTTCTTGTAGGAAAGACATGTCATCGTCGTTGTATCCAGTTCCAGATAAACCACCTTCATAGGTGTTGAGTTCTTCCAGAATCTCCAAGAGTTTCTCGTCGTCATCAACACCCATTCGTGCCGTCTTGTTGTCCACAAGCAAAATACGAAGTTCTGCTTCATCATCGACATCAACAAACTCTACGGGTACTTTCTTCCAACCGAGTTCTTTCGCCGCTTTTACACGGTGATTACCAGCAAGTATATGCATGGTTCTCTTGTTGACCAGTACACGCCCAAAAAACCCGTTTGTGGCAAGTGATTCCTTGATGGCATCAACGTTGCCTACATTGGCATTTCGTGGGTGATGTTTGAGTTGACTGATGAGTACGTCATCCGTACCGACATTCAAGACGCTTGGCATTAACTATGCTCCAGTACTACCGAAACCACCTTCACCACGGTCTGTATCAGATGTGATGACTGATTCTTTGAACTCGATGTCTTCTACTTTGGAAAAGACTAGTTGAGCAATCTTCTCACCGGCTTCAACTTGGTAGTCTTGCTTGCCGACGTTCATCAGAATGACGCCTACTTCACCACGATAGTCAGAGTCAATCGTGCCGGGTGCATTCAAGACGATTACACTGTGCTTGAGCGACATGCCGCTACGTGAACGGACTTGTGCTTCATACCCAGATGGAATGACCAACTTGATTCCAGTTTTGACGAGCTTTGCAACGCCAGCATGAATCACCTTGGTCTCAGCCGCCTTGATATCAAAACCAGCAGAGCCAACGGTTGCCTTTGTAGGCATCGATGCTTCTGCACTAAGTTCAATCTCGACTGGTAGAGCACCGGGCAATACTGCCTTGACTGGCTCTGGTTTCACTGGTTGCTTCTTTACTACTTTTTGAAATTTCAAGTTATGTAGTGATTCGTCTGTACTCATAGTTCTACTTTCCACTGCATGATGTTTAGTTTGATGCAGTCTTTTTCTGGCTCTACTCGAAAGCCAAGTTCTTCTCGCTTTGCTTCATCGTTTAGGATTGACGCTTTGATTTCGTCTGGTAGTTTAGACAAAAGGATAGACCGTTCCGTCTTGACTGCTTCTGGACAAATCACAGAAATATTATCAATGGCTCGTTCCGTATCAGTGACAACAATCTTGGCTTGAGTCTTACGGAAGGTGACTGAGCCAAATGGGGTCTCATATGTCTTACGGTCACGTGGAAGATTCCGCAGTGCAACATCACGAAGTTGACTCCCGTAACGAGACATAAGGTAGTCACGCTTATTTGTGTGACGTGTAATCATCGTGTCTAGGTTTTCAAGAATCTGTTTGCGTCGTGCAATGAGTGCTTCGACCTTTGCTTCTTCGATAGACACCTTATCCATGAACATTTCGATGTCAGTTGTTGTTGTAAGAATTTCAGGTAACCAGTTTGGTCGAATGCTGACAACTTCCCCAGTTTCAACATCTACGATAAATGGTTCTTGCTCGTAACCAAGCACTTCATTCGTTGTACTCACTTGTACTTCTCCTCTTGTGCAATCTGCCATGCTTGACGAGCGTATGCCCTATCAGAAAGATACTCTTGAGTGTATTCACCGGAGTTCCGAAAAGCATTTTGACGCAGTACGTCTACTTCAACAACTTCCCAGTCAACGTTTTGCTTACCGGGAATAATCTCGCCTAACTCAGCATCGATATACATCTCTTCAGCACTAACAACATCGATGTAAGGAAATGAATGCTTGCCAGCAAGTGTGCCGGTGCTCCATTTGATAACGATTCCAACTTCTACCATTGACTCTTCCCCCATACTTTTGTGGTGTGTTTATGATATCAACTTAGATTATCTTTGTCAATCTTACAAACATATTATTTGTCAACCAGCATTTATTACCGTATAGTCACCCTATGGAAAAGGGAATAATCAGCCGAGTATTACGTTTTGGTGTGTTGCCATTAATCGTAAGTGTAGTTGCGATGTCGGTCGCATTTGTTACGGTCTTTCTGGTCACGTATGGCGCGTATTGGCTGTATGTCAATATAATGAAATAACATGCCATTTTTAGACACGACACGTACAAGTACGTTGACGATGGATTATTCATTCAGCGTTGCCAACAGAATATGGCAACCGAATTTTCCACAGCCACCAGAGGCAGAGTACACACAAAAGACTCATACCCTTACAATGAGTGGGCATCTTGGGTTTTCTGCAACCATTACAGTTACTGCAGCACCAGTTCCAAACTCAACTGACCCTCCATATCCCGGCGGCTACAATTTCGACTTACCATGGAACTGGAAAATTTATGCAACCATAAATTGTAATAATGGTCATGGCGTAAATACCTCTGTCAACGTTGACTTATATACCGGCACCGCTGTTCCAGTAACCACTCACTTTATTGATTACGCAAGCACTATTACTGGAAGCCTAAGTTGTAGTGTTGGTACGGATGTTTTATGGGATGTAAACGTCACCTCACAAAGTGAGCCGCCACCGATTACGACTGTGACGTGGCCTCCGACAACTGCATATCGATGGTATGAGAGGTCAACAGTTGGAAGCACTGCCGTAACAACTCTTACTGTGAACTCTACATACGGTGGAGGTGGAAGTGGTTCCCACACAGCAACCGGAACTGTTTCGTCAAGTCGTCCGACTGCCGCATACAACGCCACGATTGCTTCATCAAGCTCACTTAGTTCACCTACTTCTACTACAACTACGCTTGCTGTGTCTAATGTTCTTGTCAATGGAAAGAATGTAAAGACTTACACGCACAACCATACGCATTCATCTCAGACAGCCAACATGTTTTCGATGACACTTCAGGCAATTGCCGGAAGCATCTTTTCAGCAACTGGAACAATTGCAACAACAACACGACTCACTAGATATGTAAACCTTCGTGGAAATTATCGTGCTTGGAAAAGTGCTTATCCAGATGTTCTGCGACTGAATGTATATGGGTTTGACTATGAGGTATTCCCTAGTTACCGTGCGTTGACATCATCTTCTGGAGTGGTTTCTGGAAGTGATTCTTTTGACCACTTCTCAACTACAACAACCTTGTTTGCTGGTACAAGTAACACTTTAACCACAGCGCTAAATCAAGTTCCGACATCAATTTATGCTGAGACAAATACTACCGACCTTGTAGCAAACGGTGAGAAAGCCACTGAATCAAGATTCCTTTTTAGGGGATGGAGATTCAATGGGATGACAACGTCTCATGCTGCTACACGTTCGATTACCGTGTCTGGTCTAAGTAACACATACACCACTCATCTTAATTTCTCTGCATACAGATATCTTGTGTGGAATATCAATGCTACTGGTAGTGGTACAGCGACTGTTGTAATCACAACTCAACCGGGATTTAGGGATAAAAGCTGGAACATTTCTTGGACTGGGTCTGGAACACATCAAGGAGTTATTGACCTTTGTGCTCCTAATTCAGCGACGGCTACACAAGACATTCAAGATACTCCTTATCCACGTATGAACCCAGACCCATTGGTAAATGCAACTTACCTTGCTTCATGGAGTATAGATGGTCCATATTGGGGTGTTACCCAAGTTAGTAAGATTGTCATAACTCCTTCTGGTCATGTTCCAATCTTGAACTCGCTGACGCTATCGACTACTGGATATCCAGCCACGACGCAAAACTTTATCTATCCAGCAAAAGAATACAGCGTAGAAAGAATGACTAAAGCCGTAGTATCCGAAAGTGGCACTACGACAACGTTCTACTCACGTCGATATTGGCAACAAGATACAGTCGATAGAACAGAAGAAGAAGCGGACGTACATTGGCAAGTCACTGTGGGTGGTGCTACCGGTGTAACGACAACCACTATCTTGGGTCGCACGATAGCCAATCTTGTTGACGACATCAATAAGGTAGATGCCTTAGGTGGCATTTACGGTGGCAATGTAATACGACATGACGGATGGACGGCAACCAAATCAGTCGCACAACCCGGTGGAACTACGTGTACTGTCGCCCAGCCTCCACTTCGTGATTGTTATCTCAATGGAGATACTGGTTTGGCTACGTGGGTATTCGGCGGAGGCATGCTTGCAGCAGCAGCCTCAGCTCCCGGAACTGGCACAACCTATACGTATGGCTTTGATGTTGCACCCGGCACACATGTAGCACAAACTCTGTTTGACTCTATCAATGGAGATTTCATTCCAGATATTGACGACCCATTTGGCATCAGTACTCCAACAAGTGACTCTGGTGGTCCAATATTTGAAGGTCTAGTATTGGTTGGTGGAAATTCGTTTAGGGGTCCAGTGCACGGCATTGCTTACATGACAACCCTTGCCCCAAATATTAGTCAGCCAGTTTCATTAAATACAACTTCACCAACTTTACCGAGAGGGACTGCGACTACTGGCACATACGGTGAATTTGAAACTGGTCTTGCATATGCACGAAACAACACCGTAAATATAGCAACTATCGGCACGTTAAATCTAACAACTACTTATTACTCAGGCAAGCGTAATCGGAATGTATTTAGGGTTGCGTCATTAAGCGTTGGTATGTCAGCGGATGTACACTCGTCGTTACGTAAGTTTTACGCTGATGTCATCAACGGGACTATACACCTACACATTTGCAACGACCACAACAATGGCACGTGGCTTGACAAAGATACTGGGATTGCGACTGACGATATTTTTGAAATCAGGTGGACAATCACTGATGAAGAACAACGAATAGATGTCATGTATGCTAATGCTGGAGTAACATACAGTGTCTATTCTACTGATGAAGGGAATACATTCTCAGTGCCCGTAACAATTATGACCGGACATAAGCCGACGGCTTGTGTGAGTTCAAGTGGTTTGCAATTTATCTTTGCTCGCAACGGTCACCATGGTGGTGGCTCTGGAGGAATAGACTGCGTTGTTCGTGACCCACAAGGCAACATCATACAAGCAAGTCATAATGTTGTTGGGTCTAGTGTTGCCGATGACTCACTTGCTGCGTTTGTCAAAGATACAACGGTTTATCTATTTTACAGAAACACCGGCGGAACCGTAGTAGTTGTCACGAGTACTGATGGTGGACTAACGTTTAGTTAGGATGTCGTTCCATGACTGACTTGATACGTTTGCCAATCCAAGACATTACGGGCGTTGCCATACTATTGCCGATTGCTTTGAACACGGCGTTGTCTCCCGGCACTCTGCCGTTGTGTAGCACATCCAAGTAGTCGTCTGGAAATCCTTGAAGTCTGAGTGATTCAACTGGTGTCAATCTACGAACAACCATGTTGTATTTGCTCACTTGTGCGACACCTTGAGTAGCGTGTGTATCGACTGTATAGGCTGGTGAACCATCATCACCAACTCCTAGTCCATTCTGGCTCTTCTGAACGTCTCTGGTGTCTTGTATAGGCATTGTATATACAACTGCTGGTTGGTTGTCTCCCATATTTGCACGTAGGGTTGGGCATTGCTCAGACAAACCGGCTGGACCCGCATTTCGTGCAACTGAACCGGGTTCAAATGCTAACGGCTCAACGATGACCACATCCTCTGGTGTTAGATGGTTTCCGCATCCAATGGTGTTGGCTACGTTGTCTGTTGGACGATGAACGATGAAGTTCTGAGCATGGTGTGAAGATACGGCTGGTCGCATGGCTTGTAGTGCGTTCATGACTGTTCGTTCGTTGACGCTGAAGTTGTTTGCCTTTGCATCTTCTCGGATAGAGTAGACGGTTTTCTCTTCATGCCCGACAAGTGGGACATTCCCACCACCCGTTCCCCATCGACTAGTCACGGTAGAGCACACGTCGAATAGTTCTTTGACACGTGAATCGTTTGGGTGGTTTTCGTAGAGGTGGACAGATAGGTTTGTGGAGCGTACGTCACCAACGTCGAAACAGTTGACGGTATTTGATACTTCATCTTCGACCCATGTTTCCAGACCATCTTTTGTTTGTGCTCTGGATGATTTACGGAACGGGAAGACCTTCTCGCCTACTAGGTAGGATTGGTTGTTGATGTTGGCTAGGTTGGAGCAAGTTAGGGTTGGGTTTCCGATTCGTCCTTCGCAATCACTGACAATAGTGCCTCCTTCAACAGAAGCGGTAATTCTCTTCCTCTTTGTTCTGCTCTTCTTAGGATTCCCTGACATGCTCTCTGGCTCAAATAATACTTCTGCGGCACGTCGCCAATCTCCAGAAGAATGTCCGACAAGGTAGACTCGACGACGTCTTTGGGGTGTTCCGGAGTACTCAGCGTTAAGAATTCGGTAGCTCCACCCATACCGGAGTTCTGAAAGCGCCCCAAGGAAGGTACCAAAATCCCTTCCTCTGTTCGATGACAAGACACCGGGCACGTTTTCCCAAACAATCCACTCTGGGCGGAGATGGTCAATGAGTCCGAGATAAACGAGAGCCAAGTTTCCCCTTGGGTCTTCAAGTCCTTTTCTGAGTCCAGCGGTAGAGAAGGCTTGGCAAGGGCTTCCTCCGACAATAAGGTTAATTGAATCTCTCTCAATATCCCACTCCTTGTAGTTGTTGATGTCACCGTAGTTCTTGACGTCTGGGTAGTGATGGTTTAGGGCAGAGCATGGGAACGGTTCTATTTCAGAGACACCGGCGAGTTCCCAGCCTAAGTCTTTCCAAGCAACGGTCGCGGCTTCGATGCCACTGAAAACAGAAAGGTATCTCATTGACTATCCTTGAACTTTTCGATTAGAGTCAGTATAGAACCAGTTTGCGGACTTTGCTGCCTAATAGGGGTTTTGGTCGTCTGTTTGGGGCTTGTAGAGGCTTGTGGGCGTACTCTGATGAGTTTCAGCATCCGTAAGGCTTGCTTAGTCAAGTTCATGTAGGTACTCGGCATAGAACAACGCTTCATGGTTCCGCTCGTCTATAGACACTCTAAATCGGATAGAGCGTTCTATTGGTTCGTCTTTTGAGAGTTCGCACTTGTACTCAGTCAGTTGGTTTCTCCACATAACGAGTCGGTCAAAGAACATGTAGTGGTCCATGTATGTGTAGAGTGGAGCGTGTAGGTTTACTTCTACTTGACGGACGTCATCAACGCTTAGCATTGGTTTGAGTTGGAAACCCGTGTAGTAGGAGATTAGTTTGATGACTTCCTTCATGTAGGTCTCAAACTGTTCTTCAATGGTGAGTTCGGAGTAGTGTAGGAACTCGGCGGTAAGGAGTTCTTCAGCGTCAACAAGAGTCTCCATTGATGGACGACTAAAGTTTAGGTCAGCGAAGTTGTCTTGTAGTATTTGTAGTTCGATGTTCATAGTTGTCCGTACTCTATCATATATATCTACTTTGTCAAGTTTACGTATCCTATATATTTAATATTGTAACCTTGATAAACCCATTTACTGATGGTACCTTTATAGGCATGAGAGAAACATTTGAGACTGATGTAGATAGGGGTCGGCAAGAGCGTGTTGCTGAAACTGTTACTTACTTGTTAGGTCAACAAGGCAAGAAATGGTCTGCACATGCCACGCCTCAGTATCACCCTTTGGACTTCTACTTCCAAGATAGTGAAGATGCCGTTGTCGCTTGGGGAGAGTTGAAGGTAAGGAATAATCGACACGATACTTTCCCTACTTATATGGTCGGTGTATCTAAACTGAATGAACTCGCCAACACCGGCAAGATAGGTTTCCTATTTGTTCTCTTTACTGATTGTCTGGTAAGGGTTATGGTGCAACCTAAGCAAGTCTTCAAGACGCAGCATGGTGCACGTTCAGCACAGCCTAGGGATGAATATGATGCCAAAGGTGAGCAATGCGTATACTTCCCTATAGAGCAGCTCAAGAAGTTTGACTTGCCTAAAGAAGCCATCGACTATCTATGGAACGGACGCTAGGATTGAACACGACACTTAAACCGGTACTGACCATTGCTGATATGGAAGGCAATGATGTTCACATGACCTCTGGATACACCATCACCTACGACATCTCAAAGGTGACAGAAGATGAACAAGAAGACTTACTCAACACTGTTGCTTACTATGGGTATTTAGCCGCCGAAGAAGAGCCTTTTAATGATGGTGAAACACGAACAACTAAGAAGGGTTGCATAAGAATTAGGCTTTATCCAAGTAACAAGCAGAAATGCGAGACACATAGGGTTACCATTAGGGATATCGAAGAAAACAATCTACATGAGATGTTAAAGGGAAAATGTCAACTGTACTATATGAAAATACGAGTTAGAGACAGAAAGGGAAGGTAAGCCCACGTTTTTGATTGGAGTTATCGGACGGTTAGGGTTTATGGGGGTGGGAGGG